GGTCAATTTGGTTGAGGCATTGACCAAGCGGTTCTCCAAGTTTTTGAGAGCGTATCGAATCCTTTTCAAAATGTCTGCAATCTTCGCACGTTCTCACAAACTCACCCCCTGCATGGCCGCCAGGAAGTCAATATCCGCCCTCAGCCGCTCCGTCTCACTGGGCGGGGGCGCGGGCTTAGAAGCCCGGTCCGCGGCGATCTCCTCCTCGGTGCGAGGGATTACCGTCTCCCCATCCCAGCGGTACAGCGGGATACTGTCCATGGTGCAGAGCGGCGGGTTTTCCTCGCCGCCTGGGAACAATCTCAGTTGATAGCCTCCACTGCCAAACTTTACATACCCTTCTGTTGTGCGCCCATTGTGGGGGCCGTCCGAAAATGCGTCAATGACAGAACCGTCATTTCTTACTTTCAGATAATAGCTATTTTTGAAATCGAAGTCCATATTCAACACCCCTTCATGGAAGAGTATCGGTTTCCACAATGCGGCTTGATAAAAACAGCGTCCTTTTCACTCCATCCGCATTTGAGCCGTCTGACAATGGTAGGCTCCGGAACTTTTGATATTTTGGACCAGTCCCTTAGTATATGCGTCTCCCCGTCTATTGTAATATGGTGGTTGCTTCTCATGTTTGTGTGTTGCGTTTCAACGTCTGCCCATCTGCAATTTTCAGGGCAGTAGTTGCCATTTACGTCAATCCTATCAATAGACAAGTTATCTGTATATCCGTTGGCAGTAGCCCATTCATAGAACGATTCAAAGCTCTTTTCCCATTCATCACATACGGAAATTCCACGTCCTCCGTAAAATTTGTAGACGGTTGAGTTCGAGTTATAGCATCTCTTTCTTAGACCCTTCCAGATTCTATAAAGTCTGGTTTTTGATTTTCCATGAGTAATTATCTTCTCTACCGTTCTTTGCCTTGATGTGCATCCGCAAGAAAGACTGTGCCCTTTTGTAAGAGAATAGTGATTGACAGTTGAAATTGTTCCACAATCACACTTGCACTCCCAATAAGGAACCCGGCTTTTATTTCTGTGGGAAAATTTAACGACTGCCCAGTTTCCAAATCTTTTCCCAGTTAAATCTTGCATAAAAACCTCACGTCTCCTCCTCGTTGATGCAGATTGCATCTGTAGTATCGCGCCCCTGGTGCGGCCCTGCTCGTCTACGTTGATGTAATGGCTGCTATAAAACTTATCCATGTTGCACCTCCTACAAGTTGGCGTCAAATAACAAGGGCGTGTCAATTCTTGCGGTTACAGGGTATCCAGGTACAAATTTGGATGTGTCTGGAACGTTAATTAAAATGTTACATGACGTTGACGATCCCCACCTGAAGCTCGCTGTTAAATTTTCGTAGAACCCATTCCCGCCATAACCAGCCATTTGTGCTCTGATTCCCGTTTTGGTCTGCATCGTCGGCGTACTCCTCATAGTGCAGGGGAAATTCACTCCAATATTGATACCTGCGCCATCCACTTCACCGGCGCCATAGTACGAACTAGTCGCATATTGATACCGCTGACATTTCGCCAGCTCCAGGGCCTTGTTGGGCGGCGGGTCGTTGAGCACCCAGGTATCGCCCTCTTTATGGGCAAGGGTTTGGTGTGAGCCAAGTTCCAGTTTACCTGCGACAAGTGTTTTATTAACTGTGGTATGAAAAACTGCTTGCCAATACGGAACATTTGGAAGGTTTCTAAACGAAATCCACCCCCAATCGGTATTTGCATATAAGCTATGTTCTGCATTGTGTGCAGCCCTTCCTGTACACACGGTCAGCTCTCCATCCGTGTCTAAAAATGACAGCGTGAGCAAAGTATTTTCCTCGATCTCCTCTAATGGAATAGCTTGAACGAACTGGCTCCCAGATGATTTGGCTATGATTTGTACCCTGGATTCAAGCAGCTTTACAGACACGCACTCGTATGAGTACCACCTGTCGATGGTGTACCCATTCTCGCAGTATCCCCTTACTGCCGCACTCGGAGCCGCATAATAGAAAGACTGGTGATACGCCGGATCCCTTACTTTTGCGTAAGCTGCTGTCTTCTCCACGACCTCGCAGGCAGCAGCGGCTGGGCCAATCAGCTCTGTAAATCCTGAGTCCCTGTATATTACTGCACCTTTGGGGATCATGTACCCATGCCGCTGGTCTATGGGGTCTGCAAAATACCAGTTGTCCAGCAGGTTGCGGTTCGAAAACCCGGTTGTGCCCAGCAGTACGCCGGTATCCCTATAGGAAGATGTGCCAATATCCCAGGTCCACCAGGTGCCGTTTTTTATGATGGGAGACTTGCCGACGCTGGCGTCAATCTGCGCCGCTGTGTACGGCAGACGCCATATTTTCTCTGGCAAAATCAATCACTCCTTAATAGTAAATGAGGATTCCGCCGGGGCCACCGTTGCCTCCGGCCCCGCCCTTTCCGCCTGGACCGCCTGCGCCGCCACGGGCGTAGGCTTGCCCCCTGTAGGAGTAGGCGTTGCCGCCGGATCCGCCGCCGCCGCCGCCGTTTCCGCCCGCGCCTGCTCCGCCCAACACAGTTGCGTTTGCGCCGTTTGCCCCGTTTGCGCCAGCGCCGCCTGCGCCGCCGTACCCAGAATCGCCTCTTCCGCTTCCATCTCCACCGTTTTGGCCGTTTGACCCATAAGCTGCTCCGCCGCCGTGGCCTCCTACGCCAACCCAAACCGCGGTAGCTGCCCCCGGCGCATGGCCTTCCGATCTGTCACTCTGTCCGTCTTCTCCTGGCTTCCAACCGTATACAGTCGGTTCTCCGGGAAAATCGTAGTCATTTGCTTCGCGTCCCCTGCCTCCATCTACACCGGGGACGTTTTTTGTCGCGTAGATCTCGCCGGAAAATATATTGGCTATCCCATTCTGGGGCGTCACGCCGGAGTCGGAAGAATAGGCGCCGAAAACAGACGCGCCGCCCCTTGCATTGGACGCGCCGCCCACCCCGCAGGCGTAATTGATTGCAGTCAGGCCGGTACAGTCTATCGTCACGGTAAGTACTTTCCCCGGGGTTCCCGGGCCACCGGCCGCCCCGCCCTTCCCACCCGGCGGGGCGGCCGGGGTATAGTCATAGGACTGATACACGCCGTTCGCCCCCGGCTCTCCGTCCGCCCCCGCAAATCCGCCATCTCCCGCGCCGATAATGACAGCCTGGAGGATGGGCCGGGGCTTTGCCAGGATTTCTGCCGGAATAGTCCACACCCCGCTCCCCGTCAAAATGGTGTACTTCGTATAATTGTTTCCCTGCCAAATGGGGGAATAATCCGTGATAATTTTGCACTCCGACTTAATATTGCTTGAGACGTTGGACTGCATGGATGCGATAATGCCAGAGATGGGCTCGTCGTAGGGGTCATAGCCTGTAATCATGTCCCCCGGGCGCTCCCCGTCCTCCACGATGGAGGCGGTGACGGTTTTGTGTGAACTGAAATACGCCAGGACGCGGCTTGCCACATTGTCGCTGTTCGTCGCGTTGACCAGATACGCCTCCGCCACTTTCTTCACATTTTCCCGCTGCGTATCCCTGCCGGGCGCTTGCTTGCGCAGGATGCGGGTGCTGTGGGTGAATTTCTTCCCGGTCAAAATCCCGGTCCCGGTGACGACAGCCCAGTTGACGCCGCTTGAATGGATCACCAAAGAACCGGTGGTTGACAGGCTGTGTAACGGACCGTTGGGAAACGCGAGAAAGGTATTGTCTGCCGTTTCGGAACCGTCGGTATTGTCGTATACGGTGACGGTCTCATCTGTACTCAGGGCGAAGAAGCTGTGCTCCGTCACGTCCACCGCGGATACCAGGGCGGGGTATTCAACGGACCCGTCGTAATAGATCCTTTTTTTAGGGATGTCCTTCACGTCTTTGTTTGAAATGAACCGAAACTCCATATCCCCCGCGGCGTTCCGGCCAATCATAACGCCGGTGGCGAATAAAAGCTGGTGCAGGTTTGACCGCTTCGTGCCGTAGGGAAGCCAGCCGTACACTTTGATATTCCTGACCTCCTCCGCCATGCTGAAAGGGACCGAATTCCCGATAATCTCAGACGCTACCGAGGCAAAGCTCTCGCCGTGATAGATCCCCCCGTAGTGCATCTGGCCCTCCAGAAGGCCGACGGGGGATACGCAGTGCAGCCAGTATCTGTTTTTCGCCATACGCTTCACATCGGAGAGATACATTTTGCAGGCAAGGGTACCGTCCCGGAAGTACCTTACCAACGTCCCGTAGTTCAGATTCCTCGGGTTTGCATAGACCTGGTTGGACGCAATGGCGTAGCCGTCCGTGCTGATGGCAATATCGCTGTACTTTGGGACAATGAGCTGGTAGGAGGTATCGCCGCCGTAGAAATCCACGCTGGCCGTGAGCGTGTCTATGGAAAGTTCGCTGCCTACCAAATCTACGGCGGTGATACCGTTCATGCCCACAATATCCCCGTCCTCAATCTGACATTCCGGGTTGTTTATGTCCGCCCCTATCACAAGTTTATGGCCCATGTTGCTCTACCTCGATGTAAACGTGACAGACGTGCGGGTCCAATACTCATCCCCTCCCGCGCCAAAGCCGCGGTAGGTCTGCGTGGTCACATGCCTGCGCATTTCCTCTTCCCTGTATCCGTTTGTCTTTGGGTCAAAATACTCAACCATGTGGTATACCCTCCCGTATACCTCATTCAAAAGGGCGGATAGCTGCTCCTGCGTCAGGGGCATACAGTTCAGCGTGACTACGGTCCGGATTTTCAGCTCGTCTTCCATATAGGTGCCGTCCAGCATCTGGCCCGCGTTGCTCCCCTGTACGCTCTCATACCCAACCGAATAGCCGGTTCTGGTAAAATAGCCGCTGTAGTCCGTGCCGTTGATTTTCAGCCGCTTCCCGTCCGTCATGACGGCTCACCTCCCTTACTGCTACTGCACCATCGCCGCGCCGATTCTTTCGCTCTCGGCCCTGTTGTACCGGAACATCCGGCGGGACAAAATTTCCCCGTCAATGGTTTCTGTGATGTTAATCACAATGTCTCCTCCTTGTTCCGCCATAACGCCGCCAGAGTTTTGCGTTTGCCCAATCCCAGAGTGGATATTTGCGGTAGTCTCGAAATTAAGGTCCGGCGTTTTGAATCCAAAATCCAGCGCGTCGCCAAACGCACTCTCTAACAGGGCCTCATTGTCTTTAATCCCCTTTGCAAAAAGCTGCATCATATCAGGGGCGTAGGTGTGAAAGTTGCTTAAAGGGCCTTTATCCGGCTCCGAAAAGCCAATGTAGTCCGCAATTGTTTTCCCTATGTTTTTTACAGAATCTACGACTTTTCCGATAGAATCTTTAATCCCTTGGACAAAATTGTCAATCAGGTCCGCGCCCCACTGAGCCGCTCCTTTAATCGCGTTGTCTATACCTTCTCCAACGGCGGATATAATTTCAAATCCGGCTTCTGTCATACTGCCAAGCCTGTCTGTAATAGATTGGACCAGCCCAAAAAACATTTTGGGCATAACTAATGCCAGCTGAGGGAGAGATTCTAACATTCCGCCTGCAAGAGCTATCACAATTTTTACTCCAGCCGCTCCAAACTTTGGTGTACTCTTGTTGAGTGTGCTTAGTAGTTTTGTTATTATTTCTGGCGCTTTTTCGATGAGTTCAGGCAAAGCATTGGCTATACCTTCCGCAAGGGATACCAGCAATTCCATCCCTGCATCCAAAATTTTGTCCGCATTATCTAAAAGCGTCTCTGCAAATTGCAAAATTGCGCTTATTGCCACCGGGATTAGCTCTGGAAGGTATTCTGAAACCCCAGCAGCCAGAGAGGTAATGATTTCGATTGCCGCTTCCGCTAATTGCGGTAATGCAGAAACCAGGCCGTCTACCAATGTAGTTACAATCTCGATAGCAGAATCTATAATCGTTGGTAGGTTGTCAATAAGGCCCTGCCCAAGCGCTCCCGCAACCTCCATACCGGCATTGATTACTGACGGAAGGTTTTCGATGATCATATTGAGGCCGTCACTTAAAAACGTTCCGAACGCCTCCATCGCGCCGGATAAACCGCCCTCTTTGAACGCGTCCGTAATGCTGCTGATTCCATCGGTTCCAAACTGGACAAATTCCCGGAGGCCGGGTGTGAGCTGGTCTGATAGGATGATCTGTGCTCCTTCCAGCGCGGATTTAAACTTTATGACATCGCCGGAAAGGTTGTCCAGTTGCGTTTCCGCCATCTGCGCCGCCGCGCCAGAAGACTCATCAAAAGCTAACTGCAAATTTTCCAGGTCGCCGCCCAATGCTTGTATGATTTGGTCAACAGAAACCCCGGCGTCAACCACCTCGAACAGACCAGACGCGACAGCTTTAGCGCCCTTTTTGCCATACGTGGAAAGAACGTAATTAAGCTCTTCCGCGCTCACTCCGAGCTTTTCAAGATTCTGTTCCAACTTTGACATACTGATATTATTCGTCTCGTCTAGCGCCTTTTCAAAATTGTCGATGGAGAAAGACGCCGCATCAATATATCCGCCAAGTTCGTAGAATCTAGCCCCCGCATTAGCCAACAGGGCTTCTGCCGATTTTAAGTCCCTGCTATTGAAAATATTGCTTAGTACCTCCATCCTTTCTTCTTGCGTCATATGGGACAGAATTATATTTAGTTCCGAAAATATATCGTTTAGAGAGCGCATCTTCCCGGACGCATCAAACACTTTAATCCCCAAGTTCTCCATGAGTGCAGACGCTGTATCTGTAGGAGCGGTAAGTGAAAGAATGATGTTTCTCAGCGCCGTGCCGCCCTCTGCGCCCTTTACGCCGTTGTCCGCCAGGATGCCCAAAGCGGTGGCCAACTCAGTTGTGCCGCCCGCAAGGTTCTTCGCGGTGCCGCCAACCGTCAGGATTGCTTCTCCTAACTGCGCTACGCTGGTATTGGACTTGCTGGAGGCCATCGCCATCTTATCTACCAGTTCGGCAGATTCCTCCATGCTCAAGCCAAGGGCAGACTGCGCGTCTGTCACCATGTCCGAAGCAGCGGCCAGTTCTATTCCACCCGCTGCTGCAAGATTTAGAACGTTTGGAAGAGCCTCCATAGCCTGCTCGGCGTCATATCCGGCGAGGGCCATGTAATTCAGTGCGTCCGCAGCTTGTGAGGCAGAAAAAGCGGTCTTTGACCCCATTTCCATTGCGAAGTCACGAAGTGCCCCAATTTTATCCACAGTGGTGCCCATCGTTGCCGCAACTTGAGACATCGAAGAATCAAAATCAGCGCCAACTTTTACAGAGGCACCAGCAAATGCAGCCGCGGCCCCAGTTGCCGCCGTAAGAGCAACAGCGCCTACTTTTGCTATCGTTTTTAGGCCATTGCCAAAACTTTTGGCTAGCTTGCTCGCGTTGCTCAGCCCGTTTTCGTAATCGCTTGTGTCCAGAATGATTCGCGCCACAAGGTCAAATACATTCAATTCGGAATTCCTCCTTTCTTACAAAATGGGACTTATACAGCGGCGAGTTTTGATTTGATATGCTGCACGATTTCTTCCGCCGTTCTGGTCTCCTGAACCTCTTTTTGAAACAGGTCTCTATACCTCGTTTCCAATCCGCGCCCGTGGGCCAGGCCCCATAAGGTGTCTGTGACGTATATCCGATACACCTTCTCCTTCTGGGCCTGGTCCATTCGGGCCTCGAAATAGCGGATCAGTGCGTTTACGTTTTGGGGGCCTCGGTACTCTCCGATGCAGAGCCAGAGGAGGCCGGGGTCTGACCCTGCAATCCGAAAAGCATCATCAGCTCGGGGTCGGAGATCATGGTGAACACGTCAACCAGGACTGTGGCGGCGGTACAGTGGTAGTCCGCCGGGTCTTGGTCGTTCAGCGTGGCCAGCATGGTCATGACATCCTGCGCGTGCCTTTGCAGAAGCAGGGAGGCAAACTCCCCCATATGCTTACTGCTTTTTTGCGCATTCGCCATTTCCTTGTCTGCGGCAATGTTCCCGATGGGCACCAGCAGCTTTGCGACTACTTCAATGCCCTTTTTGTCCCTGAAATCAGACAGCCTCATATTCCGCCACCTCCGTATCAGAATTGGTAGGAGCCGCACTGTAAAACTCCATTGGCATGGTGTCCTGGTCCTTGATGGAGACATGTCCGGTCAGCTCCATAGAGACCTGGCCCTTGCCGTTTTTGGTTGTCTGGAGGGAGAAGCCGCCGGTGGACAGAGCGTTGATCAGACGGATAGCGACCATGCCGCCGTCCGCCCGGTCGCCCACCCACCAGACATCGGAGAAGTCTTCTAGTTTCACGCTGCGCCGGGGAGTGATCTTGCCGGTGGCGGCGTCGATGTCCGCCGCACCCAGGGCAAGGCGGATGGATTCCGCAGATGTGCCCAGAGAGGTAAAGCCCATCTTGCACTCCCAGCCGTCCAGGTGCTTAAACTCCATGAGATTGATAGGCGCGTTGTCCACATCCTCCGCAAAGTCGCTGTATGTAGGTACACAGGACGGGTTAATGCCGCCGGTGGTGGCGCAGATGATGTCTTCATCCTTGGGGGCCGCACCGGTCTCCGGGTTAAATGTCCTCAGCAGTACGCCTGCGTCCAGCTGCAAGCCCTCAAAGGTATCCTGGGGGATAACGGTAAATTTGCCCATATTGCACTTCCTTTCAGAAAATAAGGTGCCATTTATTCAAAATTATCGAATAAACGGCACCTTTTAGCCCTTCCCGCCCTAAGCGTTGGGCGGGGAACAACGTTCAGTTTTTTGTCAGATATTCGGCAGTAACGTTGATGTACCGCCGCTTGATGGTCGGCGATGTCTCGTCGCTCAGGCTTTGGCACCAGGGCGTGCCGCGCTTGAGCCAGATATAACCGCCGTCACAGGGGATGATCTTCCCACCCAAACTGATTGCTTCAGACAGCTCCTCCGCCTTTGCGTTTGGCACAGCCTCCGACGTTGTGTAGAACCACAGGTTGACCGTCAGGCCGACCGGTTCCCCGCCCCAGGCGCTGGTGATAAGCTCGTAGGTCAAATAGGGGAATGTCACATCGTCCGGAACACTGGTGGCGGTGTAGGCTGGCATCCCAAACGAGGAAAAGAATTGATAGAGAGATGCGGCTTTGGTCATACCGCCCCAGCCTCCTGCCACGCTTTCCAGATTTTCGGGCCTTGAATGGCAATCCAGTCCACAAGTTCCTCGTTCTGCGCCCACGGGCTGTTTTCGGCAAGGCCGCACTCAAACAGGAAAGCATGGACAATTTCGTGACGGACATTTTTCTTCCGCTGAATGTCCAGCTGTCCCTTTACTCCGGGTTTCCCATCATCGCCCTCGTAGGTCTCTACAACGATTTCTTTTGTGGTTTCATCGCAAAAGCCGTCGATATTTTCCAGGCGCGGGTCATTGTGGCTTTGTGTGATGGTGTACTGTGCTCCCAAAATATTGATTGTCAAATTCTCACTCCTTGCATAAAAAATTCCCGCCACCTCATAGAGATAGCGGGAATTTTGATTGATTTGGTTGTTAGATTGAAGTGAGTATCCAGAAAAAGCCAAGGATTGCCGCGGTGCCAATCAGCCCCGCCAGAAGTTGAAATTTCTGCGTTCCGGTCAGCCGCTCCTCTGCCTCCCGGCGGATGGTAATGCCGTCCTCACGGATGGTCATCTCAAAGCGTTTCACAGGCGCTGACCTCCTCTCCGGGAAATGCCGCCTGGGCCTGCGCGGCGTCGCCTGTCAGGGTAATCGTCTTGCTCATGCCGACGCCCCCCGTCCTTCTCCCAGTGCGCTGTTTTCAAACAAGCACAGCTGCCCAGGTATCTGCTGGGAGAACGCCACCGGAACCGGAATGCCCCAAGTCTCCAACACGCTCTTGGTCATGGCTCCGATTTCGACCGGGCTGTTCCCCATGTCCAACATGACTTGCCGGGTGACAGTAATCAGTTTGGCAAGACCGCTGGGAGACACATCTGGGATACGCTTTGGGACGGGCGGCGTTGTCAGGGTCTGCCGCATCTCCTCAAAGGCTGAGACGTAGGCGGCGGTGAACAGGACGCCCTTCTTGCCGTTCATCTTGTTCGCCACCATGTCGCAGCCCTTCTTGGTGATAAGGAAGTTTGGCTGCTCCTGCCCATTGCTGGCTGTGTAAGTACTTTCGATGAAAAAATCGACCTGGGAGATTTCTCCCTCGTTAAGATACTTCACATACTGCCGGATGCTCTTCATCAGGTCGTTGTGGGGCCGATCCACCATCTGGGCCACATCCCGGCTGTCCACAACCTTCTTGCCGTGGAAGTCATGGGCTTTCAGCTCGTTCATGCCATTGCCCTCCTCAAGTCCACGCAGGCATAGATGCACAGGCGGTTGGCCGTGTTGACAATAGCGTGGTCAATCAGTACGTCGCCCAGGGCTTCCATGAGGGCCTTGTCCTCTTTGCCGATGACTACTTCCTGGTCAGGGCCGATAAGGACGGTGAATGTGGTGTCGTCTGCCATAACGGCAGCAAGTTCTTTGATGGTCATACCGTCGCCTCCTTTCTTTGAAAGAGGCCATTTTCTGCCAGAATCAACAGGGCCGCAGCAACGGCTTGCGGGTTTTGGCATGTGTTCAGCATTTCGTTGAATCGTTCGTTGTTTGTCTTTTTCTCGCTCATGGTGAAAACCTCCTTTTTTCTTGCGCGGAGGCCTCCCGTGTGGTATACTAAGGTATCCAGTTGGGGAACCTCCTGGTGTTTCTGAAACAGTCTGCTACTTTGACGAGGGGCGGGCTGTTTCACTTTTTTATGTCGTCCCCCAACTTTTTGATACCTCTCCTTACAGCTTCACCGCGCTCTACGCCTTTTTGTTTGCAATAGGTACTCAATGTGGACTCTGCTTCTTCATCAAGGCGAACCGTGATTTTGTAGGGTTTTGGATTGTCAGTAGGACGACCTGTACGCGGAGACATTCAATCACCTCACTTTTGTCTTCCATAAGTCATTATATATTTATGCCTTCCAAAAGTCAAGTGCTTTTTCAAAAAATTATGGACAAATTTTGAACATTGTGCTACAGTAAGTATATCTTATGAGAAAGAAGGAGGAAATATGGTGAAAAGGAAAATTCTTGCACTAATCTTAGCGGGACTAATGGCGGTTTCGTTGGCTGGGTGCGTGGAAGGTGAAAGAAACGCAGATTCTACACCACCGCCAACACAAGAGGTTGCAATTACACCTACACCCAAGCCTGAACCAAGCAAAGAACCGAAGTTTGTAGGTACGCCACTCTTTGAGGATGTTTACATAACATACGCAGAGAGAAAGCAATCCCTTGCGTTTGATGATGTGAAAGCATTTGTTGAGGAACTCGATTACGAAACAGAAATAACAGAACCCACGACGGATGACCTCGGACAAATTAAAGTGTTTGATTTAGGCAAAGAAGGCGACTATGTTTTTATCACTTTCTTGCCAAACGAAGCTAATTATGAAATTATATATTTGATTAGCTATTATCAGGCCGAAACAAATTGCGAAGTTTCTATGGCTAATTACTCAACAAACAGATTTGAGGCATACGATGAATTTAAAACTCACATAATTGGTGAAACAGAAATAACAGTATCAGGGATAGATGAGCAGAGAGAATTTTTGTTTTCACCCGATTCCAAGAAGCCAAAAGTCACAGAAAGCGCAGAAGGCCCTCAAGAAATGATTTCAGTTGGCTTTTCCGTAAATGTGGAAGGTTCGACTGGAAAACCGGAATTCCACATCGAAACTAACCTACCGGACGAAACCGTGCTTATGTTAACGTTGGACAGGGATGATTCCAGAGCCCAAACAAAGGTTATAGTCAAAAATGGTGAAGCAACAAGCGAAGCATTTTCCGACAAAGGCGCTCCATTAAGTGGAGATTATTTATTAACAGTCTCCATGGGCTTGCCGCGTTTGCAATCCGATTATGTTCGTTCTATAATAGGGGAAAACGGAGAATACATTGAGGGCCCTTACGTTGAAACGGATAGCATAACAGGTGAAAACGTGGTCAGCGCAACGTTTGATTTTGAATTTTAAGGATGAACACAGAATGATACTTACCACCACAGACCATATCGAGGGGAACCCATTTCGGAATACCTTGGGTTGGTTTCTGCTATCTACACTTTGTTGATAAGCGGGCCGAACAAAAAGACCTAAAATGCAACGACGAGTTTCGCATCGAACATTATTCACCGTCAGATTATGTGGATTTCAAAAGATGAACAACCCCCTCCGTTTTATAGCGGAGGGGGTTCAAAATTTCCGCTATCTCTATGAAGTTTTCAAGGTACACATTGTTTGCGTTATCCCAGCGGCAACGAATATTCCTCCGCCGTCACCTGGGAAAACGGAGTGATGTCGGAGGTGGGCGGCGTCTGCACGTCCTTGCCATCGGAGGTCACGCGGAACGTCTGTCCGTCGCTCTCCCGGCGGAACACGTCATGGAAGGACAGCAGAGCATTTTTTGGTGTGGTCACACGGTAGATTTTCGCCATGCCCTGGCGTTCGGCGATGACCGCTGTGGTGGAGGTGTCCAGCACCACCGCAGCCATAAACTCTGCGCCGTCCGTCCAGCCGGTGGTCCAGCCGCCCTCGCCGTCCGGGACTTTTTTGCTCTCGATGATGGTGCATTTTTCCTGCCATTGTTCAATCAGGCTCATGTGCGTCCTCCTCCGTTGAACCCATAACCAGGGAAAAGCGGGGGTTCCCAGGTTTCGGTAACAACTTCCTTTACCATGTTTCCTTCATAGTCGTATTCACGGATAGTCTCCGTTGTTTTGACTATTTTCTTGGTTTCCTCCATTAAATCTCCCTCAACTTTCTGTACGGGTTCAGCCGGGCCCGGAACGCTGCCTGCCAGCCGCCGGAACCGGTGCTATCCCCTGCGCCGCTGGCCTTGCTATAGCTGTAGCCGCCGAAGCTCTCACTGGTGTAAGGGCTGTCAATGACCGCCCCATACTTTTCTTTCCATGCGGCGATTTCAGCTGCCAAGTTTACTACGGATTTGGGGATTGCCAGCGACCAAATGGAGCCGTCAAAGGTTTCGTCCTGCAACAGTTCCATTTCCGGGCCATAGCGGTGGAGGCCGTCGTTGAACACGCTGCCTGTGATGCGGAAATACTGGCCGTCTTTAAGGAAGGGCAGCGTGATACCGCCGTCCTGGATGATATATGTACCACGATAGATGCCCACCTGGAACCAGTTGTGGATATGCGTCAGGACCTGCTCCAGCATCACGCCACCTCCTTCTTACTTGCTGGCTGTCTTGGCGGACGCCGCAGCGGGCTCGGACGCCGTAGCGGGCGACGCGCCGCCGATGGTGCCCTTCACGACGCCCTCTGCATACTCCACCAAGAACTGGATGCCGCTCATGACCAGGCTCTCGATCTGGGCCCGCTCCTCGTTGCGGTAGCCGCTGTTGATGCCGATCAGGCCCAAATCGTCGGCGGTGAGGCCAAACGCATTTGCCACGTCGCCGTTCATGGTCAGGTAGTACATGATGAAGTTCTCCTTCGCCGTGGACACGAAGGTCCCCTGAGTGATGCGGGAGGACATGACTACGGTGCCCAAGCCAAGGAAGTCCTCGATGTAATTCATGCCAAATGCGGTCTGGGTGGTAATGCTTGCCTTGCCCAGGTAGTCGGAGACATCCAGCGGGTTCAGGAAGTGGACAGGCTGGGTGGTGTCGTCCTCAAACTTGACCTGAAGCTGGCCCCATGCGGCGGCCAGCGCGGCCTGAAGACCGTCCCCAGACACAGGCGTGGAATTGGTGATGGTCCCGTTCATGAAGTCGAACAGGTCCTTGCGGGTGCTCACCTGAACGTCCCGCAGCAGGGCCGCGTCTGTATCCCGGACAGCGGCAGTGTAGCCGGATTTCTTGATTGCCTCAGCGCTGGCAGCTTTGCGCCACTTCTTCAGCGTGATTTCTCCAATAGGCGTCTTCTCAGTTTTGTACTCGCTCAATGGGATGATCTCGCCCTCGGCCACGTTGCCGTCCTGGAGCTCGCCGGTGGTGGTGTAGTAGTAGAGGGTGGTTCCCTCCATCATGGGGATCTTGCGTGTGGCGCCCAGCACCTCGATCAGCTTCGCCAGGCTCTTATGCTGGAACTGGTTTACAAAATCCACTTCCCGGATTTTCTTCATCTTCTCCGCCGTGATCAGATTGGTCTCGGCGGTGGTGTTTACTGTAGCCATAAGTTGCTCCTTTCATCAGATACCGAAAAGGTCGCTGTGTTCGGCCATTGCCTTATAGCGCTCGTCGATATCCTTGATATCCATGATCTGCTCTTTCGTCATCGTGTGGCCGCCGGTATTGGCAGGAGGCGTCGCAGTCGGTGCGCCCTCGGTGTGGGTGGTGGGGATGAAGTCGGCCCACTCGGTCTTAATGGACTCGGACAGCTTGTCCGCGCCCTTGATTTGGCCCTTGTCATCCAGCTCCACGCCGTCCACGTCGCTGACGCGCAGGACGGCCTCGATGCGCTTTTCGCTCACTCCGGCCTCCTTCAGGATCGCCCGGTAGGCGGTTTCCTTCGCCGTGCGGGTGTCCTTTTTGGCCTGTTCGGCCTTGAAGTCCTCAAATTCCTTTTTGAGGTCCTTGTACTCCTGTGTGTCTTTGACAGCAGGAGGAGGGTCTTGCTTGTTCTCCTCAAGGGCCGTTTTCACCTGACCTGCCGCATATGCATCTCTGGCCGAAAGATGCTCCTGCACCAGGACATCCTCAAACTCCTTGGGAAGTTCCATGCCGCTTTCCTTTGCGGCCTTACGGATAAATTCGCGTGTAAATGGCATGTTCGTTCTCCTTTTCTTTGGCCCCTGTTCTTCGGGGGCGAACGTTGTATAAAAACCGCCTGAGCGGGTCTTACCAAAATAAAAAGGCACCAACTTACAAGAAATCCTTACAAGCTGGCGCCTTTTCGCCCTTCCTGCCCACCATTTCGGGCAGGGAAATATTCAATTGTTTGTCTCACTGAGCTATAATGTCAAATACCCTGCAAAACGGGCGTGGGATTTCATCCGAAACAAATTTCTTTTTTGCCTTGCACCATGTATCTGGTCCAATGTAGTTCGGGGGAGTTGATACATAGCAAAGGTTTTTACAAAATTTGCATTTCCTATGTCGATTTCGCCACTCATTTATTGTCATTTTGACCGCCATCCTCCGCAAAGCTGCGTCTGCTGGTTGGTCTGCCGGATAAGCATAGACACATTGGTGCTGGGCCTCCAACGCTGGATGTACTCCACCGCCTCGTCAAAGCGCTTGCGGGGGATGTTGTTGCGGCTGTTAACCCGGAACCACTTTTGGATGTCCCGGTTGCACTCGCTGTATGTACGGCCCCGAACGTTCTTGTCGTGGTAGGCTGGGGCATCCGCACCGCCCAGCGCGTTAATGACCACGGCGTTGACCTGAGAAGCAAGGGTACGCTGCTGGCTGTAGTCGATGACCATGCTTTCTTCCAGAGCGGTGATCCTTTGCTCGTGCTTCATCGTCCGGCTGTCCAGCATGAAAATTGCTTGCAGTTCCTTGGACGTTCCGTCAAAGGTGTAGCTTCCGGTCTTGCGGATGGAGGGGATCACCTCATGCGTGATCCAGCGCTTGAAGGCTTTGGCCTCCGGCTTCCGGCTCCCAAGCACCAGGGAGTACAGGCCAGGTTCGTTGACGATGTTCATTTTCTGCTCGCCACCAGGGGTACTGATTGAACACGTACCCTTTTCGTCGTCGTCCAGCCGTTGTAGCGCGTTCCAGGTATCGGAAATCTCCAGCGCCCGGCACACATCCGCCGCCACAAACCATGGTTCTCCGCCTCGCTCAATGACGCGGATTTGCCCAAACTTGGGATTCTCGAAAATTTGCAGGTCGTTCATTTTTTATAGCTTCTTTCTGCCCTTCCGGCGGAACGTTCCGCCGGGTTTCGTCATTCAGTTGTTGCCAAGTATTTCCCGCAGGCGGGCCACGGCCTTTTCGTTGTAGCGCCATGCCGGGACCTGCTTGCTGCTGTATCGGGACTTGTCCCACACTTCCACGCCCAACTCGGGTGTTTTTAGGTGGTGCTCATTGGCCAGCCTGCCGATTTTATTCCCGCTGACCCCCAGCATCCTCCCCACCTCTTCGGCGGTGTATGTACGCTCCCTGACCTCTGGCAGAGGGAGCACTGCTGTGCCGCCGGTCAGCTCCGCGCTGGCGTAGTGGGCGCATATCTGCTGGTATTCCGGGATCGGGTTGACTTGAGCTATTTTCAGCCACATGGACGCCACCCTGGCGCGGGCGTTCTTGGCTTTGGCTTCGGCCAATGCGGATTTTGCTGTGTTTGCCGCCGCTTCCCGGCGCTGCTCCGGAGTGGCGCAAAAGTAGACGTTCACCAGCTGCCGCTGGACTGTCCAGGCCAGATCGTCGGTAAAGGACTTCACCAGCATCAGATAGCCGGATTCGGTGATGAGGGTCAAGCCTTGCGAGTTGGGGCGCTCTACGAAATCCGTAGAACGAGCCTCTTCATAGGTGAGTTGGAAGTAATCTACGCCCTCAATAAGATGTTTCTTGTTGGTGTAGAAGTTTCTCCCTGCCGTCCCTTCCGGGCGCTCATGCACAGCGTCGATCTCCTTTAGGGTCACAACACGCTGGCCCTTGTACTCCTTAATCGGGAGTTCCATTTTGTTGACGGTTACCTTCAGTTCCTTGCTCATTTTATAGCTCCTTTCAGCTTTCAGGTGGTCCTTTTACCGCCCGGATTTTACAAAGTTTTGCATATGTCCAAAGTTAACGCACCTCAACACATTCCCGTCATATGCGGCTTTCATGCACCTCGAATGCGACTTACAATCAATACATGATGCTGGCGCGTCTTTGTTTTGACCGGATTTTACAATGACTCGCTTGACGTGCGAGATTTTTATGGTTCCGTTGGGCCCCGGCCCGACCTCCGCCCGGTCACCTTTGGCGATGATGGCGTTGATGAGGGGGAGGTCGTCCACGGTGGCGGTGGGGACGGGTTTGGCGCTCTTCTCACCCACCGAACGTCACCGCCCCGCCCAGAAACTTCACATCCTCCAGATTGACGCCGGTGAAGGAGTGGGTGACCTGTTTCTCGCTGTCGTAGATTTCCAGCATATAGGTGATTCCACATCCGCAGCTGCGAAAGTCCTTCCGCTCCAACTTCACCAGCTCCCCGGTGAAGCCGTTGTAGATTACTTGCATGGTGTGGGCCTCCTTTTTCATTCTCATCCCAGCAAGAAACTCTTGCCGAAAAATTTTTGCAAATTCCTCTGTGTTTTTGGAAATTGCTGCCTGTAATAGACTCTCGCTCATATGTACAACACCTTTATTCTCTCACGCATTTTCCAGAGATCGTTTCAACAGGTCCCAATACTCCTGCGCATGGTCGGCAACAGCCGGTTTTAAGTACGGTCTTGGTTTCTGTGGATAGGCTCTATGGAAATTCCCAAATTCGTCCTGATAGACCCAGCTGGGCTTGGTTGTGCCGCCGCCGGTGGAGGCATATTGCCCAGTGCCTAACTCCACTTACTTGGGTAAGGAGCGTACTCGACCGCGCTCCCCACGTAGATTACAACCCCCATTTGACCACCTCATTTCTCTTGCACCATATAGGTGATACTGTTTCGCAGACGTCCCGTATCAACCGCGCCCTGCGCTGTGATATTGTCCTTTGCGTGCTTAACAGCAGTCTCACCGATTGCCATTGCGGCGCGGTCTATGGCGTTCTGCAACGCTTCCAGCGCTTCTTGGCTATGGTCGTCAATATGTACAATGATTTTAGTCATTTTTGATTTCCACCCTTATATTTGCTCGTCTTCGCTGTTCGGCGGTCAGGATTGATTTGAACTGAATTCCATCTGTAACGCTTGTGCAACGGCAGTTTATCGTATTCCATAGGCTTGCCCCCATACTCTTGTCTCCCGGACCCATCAGTTTTTCGCCACCAACAATGAATGGTTCTTTATTTGGAACTACTTGTCCGTCTGCCTCCATATGGTCATGACGTGTACGGTTATCAGGAGTAGCAACCCACCTTTTAGTGAGAATTGCTCCTTTTTCTTCTAATGCGTCTCTCGCCGCCTGCCTCCCAGCGTTTTCCGCCTCTGTAACGGCTGTGCGGGCCGCTCTAACGGCGCTGGTGCGGTTCATGTCCGTTACCCTGCTCATCAGGTGCCGCGCCATCTGGTTAATGCTCTGGCCCTGCAAAATCCCGCTGGTGACAACTGAGGTAATTTGCCGCTTGCCATAAGCCAAATCAATGCCGCGTTTGATCGCTCTGGCCTCTGGATAGTATGGCATTAGGTCAGGCCGTTCCAGGAGGAGACGTTTTACGGTGTGCTCGTCGAACAGGGCAAAGTCGATGCCATCCAGAATACCTCCAACCTGGCCCTTCACGCTGTTTATTGTGTATGCGTGATTCAGGGCGTAGATTTTCGGCAGATCACCGTTAATATAGGCGGCGGTCACTTCGCTCGCCCGTGTCATCCGCTCCGCCAACCTGTCCCGCAGGGCCTTGAACCGCTCCCCGCGCCCGATTTGATCCAGCCGCCACTGCTTATAATCCTGGTTGGTGTAAACCTTCCCGTTAACGATCGTGCCAATCAGCGCCTTTTGCTCCGCGTCCCGCTTGGCGAAGGAGGTAAAATAGGCGTCGATTTTATCAGTCAGCTCGTCAGCGGCCTTTTTGTATTCGGCGGCGATGCGGCGTTCCAGCTTTTCGAGTTCGGCGTCTGTCCAAACGTGAGCTTCGTCAGGCTTCATTGCAGATGTACAAATCAGCAAACTGTTGTTCGACCGTCACAGTTCCGATGTCAGATACTTCTTCTTCGATTATTTTTTTGATAACCCCGCTCAACTCCTCTTTTACGCTTGCTTGCAAGCAGTCGAACGGAAGAAGCCCATTTGTATTTTCATCTACGCAAAATTCTATTGTGATAGTTCCGACATATTTCCCTCTAATCATTTTTTCACCTCTTTCTGGCGGCGATGCGCTTTTCAAGGGCGGCAAGCTCTTGGTCGGTCAGGCGGTGGGCGAGGTCAGGCTTGCTCATGGCCTGTCGGGATATTTCCGCTTTATGATGGAATGGCTTTTGATTTCAGCGTCAATCTCAAAAATATCGCTATAAGGGTTTGCGTCCTCATTGTCACAGACTGTCAGCGACTGCGCCGCCGTTCCCTTCTTTTCAACCTCAATCCACCAAATGGCGGCATCTGCTTTTGGGTAGCCGACACGGATTACAGTTCCGTCAACAAATCGAACCCTAACATCACTGTCAAAGCATCCGATTTCATCTTCTTTGTATGCGCTGCCCTCAATTTCACAGAGGTCGTCGCTTGCACCGTAAACTTTAACCATTTCCGTTTTCCTCTCCTTCCTCCGGCTCATTCCCGCCGTCCTGCGGGTTGTTTCCGTCAAACCGCCCCAAATCATCAGCCGCACGGCGCTTCAGGATTTCGTCGGCCATGTCGCCGTCGCCCAGGATGGTCAGGGTCTTGCGGGTGATGTACTCCTCGTCGAAGTACTGCGCCGCCATGAGGACGGTCTGCATTTCCTCCTGCTCGTTGATGATGCGGTTGCGGGTGTAGGTCGGCTCGTCGTCGATGCCAGCCAGCGCCAGAATGCCGCTGATGAACTCCGTCACCTGACGCTCAAACTTGTCCACTTTCAAATCCAGCGGCACATAGCTGGCCTTGATTGCCGTGGCGCTCTGGTTGCTGGCCGTTACGGCGGAGCTGTCAAACGCCTGGAAGTCCTGGTAGAGCTTCTTCTCCAGCATGTCGATGGTGGTCTGTGTGCCCTCGAAGGGGGCTTCAATGGCGTGGGGCGCAGCGCTGGAGCCCTCGTCTCCGTTTTCGGCCCACGAAATATGTGTAGTTCTCACGCGATCAAGGAATTTTACCGCGCCTTCCTCATCCATTCCGCCACAGTTGGTCAGGACCCAATAGATCAGATTTCCCTCATCGACATTGTTAATCATGTTGGAACAGGCCAGGTCAAGGGCATCCACCGTGTTCCGCCTGCCTACCAACTCCGACTTGCAGTGCCGGTTATTTTTCAGCGGCACAATCGGGAATGTCGGATAATTTTCTCCGTTGTAAATTTTGGTTCTGTCTGCCGCCGTTTCCGTCACGTGTAGTATGTAGGGGCGCTTTTCTCCGCCATCCATAATTTTCATTTCCTCTCCAGGGCGCTGGATGTACTCCGTAAAGCCGTCCAGCTCGTAGAGCGTACACCGCAGGGGCCTATCCTGCGCAATCTTCCAGAAGCGGATGCCAGCGGAAAGAGAGCCGTTTTCCTCGTCCTCCAGCGGGACAAATTCTGTTACCGGAAACACTTCTAAGTGGTCCAGGTTCCAGAAGCCAAACGACACGCCGCCGATTAGGGCGTATTCTCCGGCGGAATGGATTTGTCGATCGAATTTCTTGCCTAACTTCTTTTTGGTGGAATCCTTTTTGAAGTTCACGCCGTTGCCCAGAAGGTAGCCTGTCTCCTGGTCTACCACAATGCCGAAAAACTTGCTGGCGATCTTGTGGTTCGCCGTCCACATATCTCTGTGGGCCCTGCCTTGCATATCGTAGATGATTTTCTCATACCGGTTTATGGTGGGGTTTTCGCCGTCATAGTATAACTGCGCGTCAGCAGCAGTCTGGTAAATGCGGCCCGCCTTGTGGTCAGCAATGGCAGACTGAATGAACGCAATCACGTCCGCCTCTCTGCCGCTTGCGCGGGCCTCCAGCAAATCTTGATAGGTTTTGATGGTATCACCACCCTTGAATGCCAGCTTCTATGAGCCGTATTGTAATGTTTCTCCTTACTATCTTTTTCCTATACACATCATCCACTATGTAAAAGTCAACATCAGTACATTTTGCGACGAACAGCCTGTTTCCGTTACCATCAGAGTAAGAGAATATCCCCATGTCAAAGTCTAAGAGCGTTGGAATAATCACATCATCTTCTGAATCAATAATTACATCCACTCGCCCTTTTGCTGGCAACGGAACGATTTTCATACTCTCTCACCTCTGGGCGGCTTTTACAGCGTATCCAGCAAAAGAATATCCTTGTCCTTTGCAACAATAATCGGGTGCCCATAATATCCATTGTGGGCGTTATAAACGGCAAACTGTAAAACAGAGCCATTCCCCATTTTGAAATCAACAAACTGGATTCCACCCTCGTAGAAACCATACGGCTCAAATTCATCCAGTTTCTTTTCGTTAAGGGCTGTATCAGTCAGTTCAACAGAATTCAGATTTTGTCCGATGAATTTTTCAAAATCATCATCACTGGAGAAATATCCCCAGCTTTCGCAGCAGGATTGACCATTGTCAATCAAAATCATGTACTCGTGTTCCGTCGTAGTGATTTTATATCCGTCATATTCGCTGCAACCACACAGAACATTCAGCATTTGAGCCATGCCAAGACTGACACGCTCCGTCGGCCTACCTGCATTCCCTAATTTCAGTCCGGTGATTTCCTCAATCTTCAGAACCTTCTCCATATATCCTTCCTCCGTTTTCAGCGGGGATTATCGGGCGGGGTTAATCAGCAATTCCGAGTCTGATTTTCAACCGCTCAATTTTACTGCGCTTATATTCCCGCACAGCTTCTTCACAGCCGTGCAAAATAATCATCTGCTCCAGCATGATTTGAACATCTGCAATTTCTTCCGCAATATGTTCTGTGTTGTCTGCGCCTCTGGAGTGCTTGCACAGTTCCTTCTGAAGTTCGGACATTTCCTCGAAAACCATGACAGTCTGCGCGTCTGCACCCCATCTGTTCAGCGCAGTTCTGAATATTTCTTTATTGTCCATGTTATCTCTCCGTCCTCTCGCGGTCAGGGGGCGTGGGCAGCGGCATCCAGTGGGTGACTTCATATTGCATCCAGCTCGAAATTTGTTCGGCGTTCCACCCTCGTATGCTTTTAAACTCCCACGCCTTTGCCTTTCTATTTTTTATGTCTGTTGTGATGTAACCAACAGCAAAAACATTTTTTCGGCTATGGATATTATCGTTGAACAAAACCAAGACTGGAATTTTATATTCTGGCAATCTGTCTTTTACGCTAATCCATTCCATCCCCCTACCTCCCCAAAATTGACTGGTACGGCTTTTCGCCGTACTTTAACAACTGCTGATACCAGGGCTCCAATCCGTATTCGAACGCATCCAAGCTGTCAATATCGCTTGTGCCATCGTCCAAGCGGACGTCCTCATAGCTTTTCGGGTCATAGACCGCCGTCTGGAACGCATCAATCAGGTGCTCACACTTCCGGGCCACATACAGCCGCTTCTGCGCCATCAGCAGTTGGGTCAGCTTGATCCGGTTTTTGATCTCCATCTTTTTCGCGTTGTGGACACTGCACCGCAGGTTTTCCCGCTGCACGGCGTTTCGGATGCCGCGGATCAGGACCGATTCCTCATTGTCCGCTCTGGTCTGAGCCTCACCGTAAATCGCCGTCACCCGCCGCGCAAACTCCACAAACCGCCGGTTGAGCTTGTCCGGATCCAGGTCGTTGCTGTCCATCCAGTCTTGGTCCAGGGCCAGCACGGTCAGCTTGTTGGTGATCCCCACCGCAACAAACGTGGTCGCCGATTTGGTCCCGCCGAAGTCCACACCAATCATCACGCGGGTGATGCGCTGGTTGTTCTCGCGGCACCATGAAAGGGGATCGTCAATCAGAAAATCGCTGGTGTTGTCCGCAAAGGTCTGATAGATCAAGCCCTCCGCTATACACCTCTTGCCCAGAATGTCCCGCTTGTACCAGACACTGTTCGGGTCATATCTGGATTTGATTTCCTCCCGGCGTTCATCTGTAATGGACAGGTTATCATCTATGGTGAAATGCTCGTACAGGTACCCTGGCTGTTTGTCCCGCTGGTACTTGTCGATGTAGTCCTCATAAATCCGGTGTTTGGGATTACAGGGGTTCAGGTCCCACAAAACCAGCGGGTCCAGCGCCGCAACTTGACGGCCAAAGGCGACCTTGATAAAACTCTCCCGGCTGTCGTCGCTGTCGTAGTGCTCGTTGATTTCCGTAGCAATCCATAAACCATAGGAGTTGCCCAAGATACGCTTGTAGCTGTCGGCCTTGCCGCCCCCAGCGAATACCACTACCTTCTCGCCGGTCTGGGTGTAGAGGAACAGCGCCTCGTTGTCCCGGTACTTCCCCCACTTGCAGCGGCCACGAAACAGAGCCTCCAGACCGAAGCCGTTGCATACGCCGATATTCAACTTCGCGTTGCCGATGGTAGAGCCTGACGCAAGGTGAATCCTGTCCCGGCACAGCTCCAGGTGCGCGGCGGCGATAATGCAGTGGTCGATTGTCTTGCCGGAGCGAATCGCGCCCTCGGCGACACATATTTTGTTTTCGAGGGCGGCGTTTATGTAGCGCTTGTGCTTGTCGGAGAAGTCCGCCCAGGGGATGGTTTGGGTGAGAATCATCTCGCATTTGCCTCACTCGTCTTTCCCAAAAACGCCTCAATGAAAGCAGCAGCCTCTTTTACCGCTTCCTCTCTACAAGCCGAACATTTCATACCGTGGCAACCCATAATTCCACAAAATTCGTAAACTTTTGGGTCTGATAGGTTCTGATTGCATCTCAACCAAGAAATGAGATCCTCACGGTTCATCTTCTTCCCCTCGCTCTTTCGCATTGTAAATCTTGCAAACTTCCATATGCACACAACTTATTTCCCTGTTGCGACCAACACAAGGGCCGCAAATTCCCAGCAAGTCTGTGCGTAGATAAAAATGTTCGCAAGTCAAACAGCACTCTTTCAGCTTAATTTCCATTTTCTCCATCTTCTCACACCCTCAATTTCTCCGCCAGCGCGGTCAAGTCCTCCATGGAGGTCTGTTGTTTGTTCTGCGGCTCCCATGTGCCGAAATGCTTTCCAAGCAACTCAAGAGCCTTAACTTTATCGGCCAGCTTATATTTCTTGATGAATCCCACATAGTTCCCATCACTATCTGCAACATCCTGCACATCTAGGCCAACCAGCGCAGCGGCGGTATCGTCGTCCAGCTTTGATATGTCTAACGGCTTCCCGTTCTTATCGAACATCTTCCGAATATCGAAAAAAGCCAATTTCGCGGTTTCCTTCAAAACCATATCCTGGGTGATTTTGGTTCGTTTCTCGCGCTCCTGTATGGCCTGATTTATTGCAGTTTCAATCTGAGGTTTTCTAAGGTTTTCATAACCAATAACCTCAGCCGTCTTTTTGCTGTATCCGGCCCTGATTGCAGCGGCAGTGGCATTGAGGTCCACCAGATATTCTTGTACAAATCGTTTTTGCTTCGGCGTTAATGCCATCCCCACCACCTCTCCTCAAAATCATCTATCCAACATAATTCCCGCAGCACCCGCCATAAAAGTACGGCGGATATTGCGCCGGATGTTGCACACAGCACTGTGTCAGCTGATACTGTGGTCTGTATCCCATGTATCCAGGCATGGGAAGTAAACTCATCACTGCTGCCGCACGCAGATTTTGTATCATTTGAAGTTCCAAACCGCCGTTTTGCGCTCTTAGGCTGTTTATCTGTTGATCTATCTGAGCCGTCGTCTGTTCCATCGGCTGATTTATTTGTTGGCGCATTTGCTCCATCTGTGCGGCTATCTGCTGTTCCGGGTTCTGCAATACCATATATTTCCCAAAGCCTCGCAGTTCCCCTGTATCGACCGGCCTCGGTTTTCTCCTGCTCACCCACTCCAGTTTTCCGTCCTCTGTCAGCCGCAGCCCGTCTAGCCCCCACCAGAGGATGATAGTTTGGTCAACTGGTTCCTGGGTTTCAAGAATATCGATGGCGGCTTGCTCTGTGCGGGCATAGTATTCGGAAATTACAAATGGCTCTAAATGTTCTGGTAGTTGTTCTTTTTGTGGCCTTGTCCACAATCCGATACGGTAAATCAGCGCAGATAATACCATCAGAAACGGTACAGCTAGAGCCGCTATGATTGTCACCATCACTTCAAAAACTCCTCCCACAGCCGAAGGAACAGATACCGCAGCTTCTCCGGGTCAACCTTGCGCTCTATCATCCAGGCCCGGAAATCCTGCCACAGCGCTTCGCTCTCAGTTGCATGCTGCTCCAGGTCACTCTCAAACAATTCGGGCTGATAGCCGTATTTGCTGGAGACTTCACCCACCCGTCGGGCGGTTGTGATTTTGTGGCGGTTCATTATAAATGCGCCCCGATAATTCCTCGCCCTTTTACTGGTTCAAATGCTTCCCTGCACCCATCTGGATCACCACATCCGGGCCAAAATCCCCGATGACAAAAGGTTTCGTCGGATAAATCATCAACATCAAAGTGCGCACAAAGTTCGCATTGATATGCCTTGATTTTGCTTTTGTCATTTTTGCAAAGTTGTATTTTGCTTCCGTGCCTTACTTCAATTCCCTTCATTTTCTTTTCTCCCCCAATCCTCTGCTGGTGGCCTACCGGTTAAAAGCCGGTTGCTCGACCTTCGAGCTAATGGGCCGTATAAGACCAAGGAGACCTCCGACCAACTCACACCGAATCTGTTCGCAAATAAATCTGCGGCTATCATCGGTTTCTTCTCCCTGGCCTGGCACGGACGGTAGGGAATCGAACCCACCGCAAGGAGATTTGGAGTCTCCCTCGCCGCCTTGGTACATGCGCCCGTATTTATAGCCAACGCTGTTTCTGCATAGGGGCTTTCGCCTTGCTGCATTATGGTTCCTTCCTTTGTTGGCTATTTTGCAGGTTTGTGGTTCGCGACCCGCCCGCTCTGCTTGCGGACACAGCCAAGGACTTGAACCTTGCGGGGAGCGACCCCGGCTACCTGCACTGTGCATATGTGGCACTATCGCAGGTCCCGCGCCGCCGAAATGTTATAACAGTTCCCGCAGAATGGGTATGATACTCTCATAATATCGGAACGACTGCACTTCTTTGCTGGAGTGTGCGGACTTGTCCACGAACCATTTCCCGTACTTATCGGTTTTCAAGCCGTTCGAGTTGGTCATCGTTCCGACCTTGTGGGCGGATATCCCGAGCGCCACACCGATCTCGGCAGCAGAGTAGGTCTTACGCTCCAGTGCAGGCAGAGGCAAGAGAAATTCTCCGGTGAGTTCCTTTGTGGCGTAGGCCTGAAGGACTTGCTTGTATGTACCATCGTACTCAGACGCGATCTGATTGAGCAGTTTTGCCTTCTGGATGCAGATATTCTGCTGCTGATAACTGGTCATGGGCCTAATCTGGTACCTTCCGTCCTTTCGGATGGATGGTAGGACCTCTGCTGTTACCCACCGGCGGAACTTCTTTGCGCCAGGGAGCTTGCTGGAGAGAACCAGCGAATACAGGCCGCTCTCGTTGATGATGGTCAGCCCTCGGTTCGGAATATCTAAGGTGGCGATTTGCCCCCTTTGGATTATTCGCTTGTCTTCGGCGTCGACATGGTCAGACAGGGCAGATTTTGTGTCGGCATACCCAAGTGCCGATGCCACGTCCTTTCCCACCAGCCACGGCTCACCGTCAATCTCCACGGTGCGGACAGTCCCAAACTCGGGGTTGTTGAAAATTTGCAGTTTGTTCATTCGAGAGGTCTCCTTTCATAATTTGATTGGAGAGGCGGCGGGGGTTATATCCCGCCATGCGTTTCCTCTCTTGGCGCAGTTTCCGGCTCATGCACCGGGTTTCTGCGTATATTGAGCGCCGTGCCGGTCCTTCCCCGGCTGGCCGTTTTTTGATATGACCCGGCGCTCATTTTTTGCTGGATACTCTCCCTCTCGACCTCTCCAGCGTTGCGCACTCCCTACCAGGCGGCCGCCCTTAACAACATTGTGCGCGTCCCATATTTTCCGCTTATCCCGTTCTCCCCATCGCCGAACCCTAATTCATAAGGCCAGTAGTCGAAACCTTTCAGCAGAAGAGCGATTTTCAGCGGAGGTTGCCCCATTCCGTCCCGCGGGGCTGGCGGTTCTTGCTTTAAACTTTTCCGCAGGACGGGTCTCCGGTGTTTATCCTGCCTTCTGCCGTAGCGAGCGGCGCCCCCGTCTATTCTTCTATCCCCTGATTTCAAGAGCCTGACATTTACCAGGAAGTTTAAAGCTGCTCCGTGTACTTTGGAGCGGTTTCTCTTGCGCCCGCATGTTACCGGCACATCCCGGATCGTGGGAGGCTATCACAAGGGGCAATGTAAATGCTGTGCCGAGAACTACGACACAAACAGCCGCTGGACCGACTCGAACGGTCGACTGTCCACAGGCGTACCTCGTGCTGCTCTTCCAACTGAGCTACAGCGGCATGGAGGACCCTGATAGGGCGGCGAAGCGTTTGCCCCACCGCCCATTACAGGGCAAGGAGGGAGGAGGATGGAATGAACACGGGGCATAGACTGACCCGCATAGTCAGTGTAAACCATGCGGGTCATCCAAGATCCCCTTAAAAGGGGAATTTTAAAAATTTTATCGATAATTTATGCGCCCGGTCAGGTAATCAAGTGATACCTCGAAATGGTCCGCAATCTTAATCAGCGCATCCATTGTCGGTTTTGATTCCCCTCTTTCATACCTCCGTACAGCATCTGATGGAAGTCCGCACAGCTCCGAAACAATTTTACGGCTCTTGCGCTGCTCTTCTCTCAGTCTTCTCAGCCTCTTTGGGAATTCGCTTTCAGCCACATCAGTTCCCCCTGTCCTCTCGCCGGGTGCTGTCTCTGATAATCTTATAGATTACACAGGCAGCGGACACAACAATCACCGCCGCGGCACACACGCATACCGTTCCAACCGCGAAGTAAAATCCACCAACCATAAACTCAAAGAGTTTCATTTTTTTCACCTCTTTTCCCGTTTTTCAGTTCTCTTTCGCATTGCAGGACCACTCTTTTCCCTAAACCCAGCTGCGCGGCAATCTCTTCTGCCCTGTACCCCTGGCCGATCATCTCTCTCGCCTGCGCCAGCGCCTTCTGGCGCTGTGCCGCGGCTCTTTCCTTTACCACAGGGCCAAACCGTCTCAAGTGCCCTGAGATGCAGCCCTGTGTCTTCCCTGTCTTTTCGGCGATCTCCTTTATGCCCAGTCCGCTGTTCCACAGAGCGTAGATTTCCCGGCTGACTTTCGTTGGCTTTGGTATTTCCCTCACTTGTAGAAGGCATCCCTTTTTGTGTGGATTGCACTCAGGCAGAGGGCAGCGCTCAAGGCAGCCGTCAATCCGCTCCTGGCTGTCGTAGCACATAATTCCTGCCTTGTGTTTCCCCTCTGTATCTGCCGGATCTCCGCCGCTCCAGGGCCGTCGGGCCCCCGGCAGCTTTCCGCCGTCCCATACAGCTATTGGCCCAACGCTGAACGGTCTGGTCCAGTCAACCACGGCGTTCCGCCTCCTCTTCCAAGTCCATCACCATACTTTCTCTAAACATCCCCAGCCTCCCGGTGAAGGCTGCGGCCGGTGTCAAATCCGTCCGGATACCGGGCCTTGAGCTTTTTGATGTTGGCCCGCATCACGCTTTCCAAGTCAAGCCCCAGTGCGGTACAGGCCTCCGCAATCATCCACAGGCAGTCGCCCAGTTCCTTTTTCAGATGGTCTGGGTCGATTTTGTGGCCCTGGTACTCTTTCTGAAAAATCCCGCTTACTTCCTGTCGCACAGGTTATGTAAACAATGCTACAAGGTGAGTATATCAAAGCGTATCCTATGCTTTCCCCGTTCTTTGTAACAAACACTGGCATACCATCCATCTCCCGCAGTTCGTCCAGGGTCAAAGGGTCGTTGTTGGGCGTTTTAGCCTGAATATCGTCCAAAGCGAACACGATACCAACGCAGAACAGCTCTCCATCCTCACAGATGTCGAATGTCTCATGGGGAATATCCGTCTCAAACGTCCAGCAGGGGTTGCCCTCGTCGTGCCATACGGCTCTGATGGACCGGGCCTCCTTGACCGCCTGGTTGAGATAAGGGCATTCATCCATGTCGCACTCGGAGGTTGGAGCATAAAGAATCCCGCTTTTGTTGATATAAATGGTGGTTTCCTCATAAGCCCCGATCTCGTCGTCGATGGCACCCCGAAATTCCACATTATCATCGGAGTAGCCGTACACCACAACCAGGCCAGCAGCTTGGGCGTTTCGTTCCTCTAGTGGGTAAATTTCACCGCCATATTCACGACCGGACAATATTCCCGCCAACTCTTTAACTGTCATTGTCTTCCTCCTCCCTCTTTTTCAGCGCCGCCTCGGCTTCTTCGCGGGTCCGAAATATAATCCTTCCAAAGTCTCCAGGCCGGAAAAAACCCAAATCAAAATCCTTTTCTATTATTTCATAACAATTTCCATCGAAATTAAATCTAACACGGTATATTTTCGCCCCTTCTTTTACTGGAAGCACCATCAGCCGCCCGTCCTTCTCGGCCTGTTGCCAGCGTTTAACCCGATCCACAAATGCACCGAAATGTACAGGATCAACAAGATCAAGCCCTTCAACTGTACGGTAAAAGTAAGTAAATCTCTCCAGTGGATCACTCACTGTCTCAGGGGACAGCCCGGTGTCCTCGTAGGCGGCGAGGCGGTCGATTGCCTCCTGCCTTGGAACGTGTATTGTCCATCCTCCAAAAATGCTTTTAATTGTCAGCCGTTCCATCGTTTCCTCCAATCCTCCGTTTCAGTACATTCCCCGGCCCACTGCTGCGCCATAGCGCGGGCCACGCCCGGGAAGGTCTTTGCACGGTTCTTTTGGCGGTCTTTCCCGCCTTTCATAAACCACGTCCCCGCCTCATGGCACCCGCAGTTATACTGCACAATATCCGTCGGCATCAGCGGCGGCAGTCCTTTCAGCCAAAGGCGGGTCTTTTTCTGCATGGGATGTCCAAACAGCCACGGCTGGATTTCCTGCGTATGCGGCGGCATTTCATAAATGCGGCTGGAAACGGGATTTTCTACGGCAATTTTTGGGCAGTCCGCAGAAAGGAACCGCAGGAAAAACGCCTTTGCCTCAAGCCCTTTTTGGTATCGCTCTTGATTCAGTTGTCCGCCTCGAAAAAGGTGTTTTGCCCCAGCGTTGGAGAGGTATGTACAGGGCGGAAAAGCGAGAATCATATCCCATTTCATTTTGAGCAGTTCCAGCGCATCCACCTGTAAGTGCCACTCAGGATGTCCGCCGGAACACGGCTCGATATCGCAGGAATACGCCTCATGCCCAAGGCGGCGCAGTTCTTTTGTAACCGCCTGAGATTCTTCACAGGCAACAAGGATTCTCATGGCGTTATCCTTCGTTCCAGCTCCGCCCAAGCTTCCTCGGTGAGAGGTCGCCCGCAGAATGGGCAGTAGTTAATTTTGACACCTTCCCATCCAAACTGTGCGTCAAAATAGTAGAGCGTGTCGCCATCGATGCGGAAATCATGCGCTCCACCATCTGCCCAGTCAGCTTGAGTCCATTGGGTGCTGCACATCTCGCAACTCTCCAGTGTACGGGACTGCTGGGCACGGAGGGCGGAGATTGCCATTTCTAGTGCCTCTTCAATTTGCACAAACGAAAAGCCATCTCCTGGAATAGTCGTTTTTCGTTCTAAGGTTTTAATCGCTTTTTCTATGGTCATAGTTGCCCTCCCATCAAATCGAACAGTGTTTCCTGTTTTTCATCCGCAGCAATCTGCATTTCCAAATCAGTCAGCATTTTCGCATTTGCCTCTTTTGCAAAATGCTTTGAAACCTCAAACCCATATGCGTTTCTCCCAAGCTCATACGCCGCTCTCAGCGTTGTTCCGCTTCCAGCGCACGGGTCTATCACCACGTCGCCTTGGTCCGTCAAAACCTCAATCAGACGCTTCAACACTCTGACGGGCTTTTGGTTTGGATGGATTTTAGGAATATTCGAGCCATCCCGTTCCCAAGGAAACCAGTTAAAAACCATCTGGCCGCTGTTTCTGAATTTTGGAAGCTTCTCCCTGTACAGCAGCATCCCGTATTCTGTCGCCCCAACAATCTTCATATTTGCTTTAAGTACCTGTGGAGAAAAATTTTTAACAAAAACAAGGGGGATATGGTGCTTAAAACCATATTTCTCTCCGTATTGGATAACCGTTGATAGCTGCTCAAACGAGCAAAAAACAACCATGCACGGGGCTTCATTTCGTTCCTTCGGCTCTTTTTTGAGAAGTCGATTGCAAAAATGGAAATATTCTGCGATATTGAAGGAAAAGTCTGTATGAAAAAACGCTTTTCCGGCCTTTTCGCTTGCTCCATTCCTGCTGTCTCCGCCCTTCCACCAGAGCGGCGAACTTCCATAAGCGTTTACACCGATGTTGTACGGGATGTCCGCAATCACAAGTTGCGCTTTCGGAATTCCATAGCGCTTGTAATTCTGGAAATTGTCATTGTACAGAGCGCACCGAACATTCCCCTTCACAGCCGCCTCCTCGCATACTCCGCCATCAGCAGCGCCTCCGCCATTCCATCGTGGTCTTTTTTGCAGCGGTCAGTCCTCTTCAAACTCACGCCCGGGAACAGACGCTTGCATACGGCGATGGAGCTGTTTTTATCTCCGGTGATCTGAAACTCCTTTTTCCACTTTTGAGGCGTTACAAGCTCATATGGGATAGAGTAAGCGGTCAAAAGGCCCTTGATGAAGCCGAAGTTTTCCATCAGGGCCCCCTGGCTCTTGTGGCCTTCTCCAGGCATCGTCCATACGCGCTCCAGGCAGCATTTGCAAAGTTGCTCAGTTACTATGGAAAGCGCCTTTGCGTATACCTCGTGCTCAAATGTCATAATAACCGGCGGCTCTTCTTCGTACAGGAATGCCACCGCTCCGTCCTTGCCGGGGTCTATGCCTATGTAAATCACCCGAACACCTCCCGGGCCAGACGCATTTTCTCCTCCGCCGCCTTTTTCCGGCGGGACGGGCCGTCGAAATATACTGGCACACACATCTCCAGTACTCGGTCGTAAATCCGCCCGAACCGCATGTCTTTTGGATTCTCCAGCTCCTTTTTGGTCAGGTTGGTGGTGACAATCAGCGGTTTCCCAGTTTTGTACCGCTCGTCCACTACGTACTGCACAATCTCCAGGGCGTAGTCATTCTCCCGCTCCGCGCCCAGATCGTCGATGACCAGCAGCGGGAAATGCTTCATCTCGCCGGCGATCGCCGCTTTATCCCAGCCGGAATTGAGAATCTTGAGAAAGCTGGTCACCAGCACCGGCACCCCCCGGTCAATAAGCGCGTTGGCAATACAGGCGGCGGCGTAGGTCTTTCCGGTCCCCACATTCCCCCAGAACAACAGGCCGCTGTTGCTGGACAGCATCTCCGGCCAGCGCTCCACATATTTCCGGCAGCGGGAAATATTCTTTGACGGCTCCGCCGTGTGAAACGTGTACTCCCGCACCGCCTTGTCTTGGATCCCGTTCACCCGCAGCTTTTTGATCCGGATCATCCGCTGCTCTTCCTCGGATTTCCGTTTCTCCCGCTCCCAGGCCACCTCCTCGCACCGGCACATACAGCCCACAGTCAGTATCTTCCCGCCGTACTCCACTCGGCACTGCTTTGGCATTCCGCATACGCCGCAGTGGAGCAGACCGCCCCGCTGATAGTCCCCTTCCGCCGCTCTTTTCTCCGATTTGTGCGTCAGGCTGTTAATGATTGTGTCAAACTCACTCATAAGCTGCCCTCCAAGTCTCCCGGGTCGTAGACAAACCCAGCTTCTTTTTCCCGTTTTGCTCCCTTTTCCAGCCTCTCCCAGATAATCCCCTGCCAGTTGGACGCCATACACTCCCGGATAAGCGCGCAGACGGCCTCCTCGCCGTGGGTGTCCGCCTTCTTGCGGATTTGGGACAGCAGTGACCGAAGCCCCGTGGGTTTATACCCCTGTCGTTTTTCCCGCTTGTAAGCAAGCCATTCCTCCACCGCCTCCAACAGTGCTCCGCCAAACACCTCACCCGGCGAGGGGGATACAGGGGGTGATACTCTCTTAGTCTTAGTCTTAGTCTTAGTCTTAGTCTTAGTCTTAGTCTTAGTCTTTATATGGGTCGCGTTTTCTGTCGCGGATACTGTCGCGTTTTCTGTCGCGGATACTGTCGCTTTATCGGACAGAAAATAAGCCGTGGGCGAACCTTTTTTCCCTTTCCGGTATTGGATAAACCCGGCATCCCGCAGCCTGTCCCGCGCGCGATAAGCGGCGTCTTTCCGACAATCCATCATAAGCATCAATCGCAGGGTATCTACTTGCACCTGCTCCGGCCATCCAGCCCGGTTAAAGACGTTCAATAACCTGAAGTACAGTAACTGAGCATTTCCCGGCAGAGGGTTGCTTTCGAGCCATTGGTTGAAGTCGTTCAGATAGTCAATGTACGTCATACAAACATATCCCTATTCTTTCGGTAGCCACGGAAAACAAGCTATATTCAATCCATCCATAATCGCACTCCTTAAATCAGAAGGGCAGATCGCCGTCGTCGTCCGGCAGGTCCCCGTAGGCGTCTCCATCCATTGTGGGCTCGTAGGGAGGCAGGGATGACTCTGGGGCGTTGCCCCCGTCGCTCTCCCGCCTTGCGCCGCCAAAGTAGATATTTTCCGCCACAACCTGGGCGGAGCGGCGCTTGTTGCCCTCCTTGTCCGTCCAGACCTGGATCTCAAGCCTGCCATCCACCACCGCCATGCTGCCCTTGGAGAAGTACTTTGCCACGAACTCCGCCTTCTGCCGCCAGGCCACAACGTCGATAAAATCCACGGCCCTTTCGCCGGTCTGCTTGTCCTTAAAATCCCGGTCCACCGCCAGGGCGAAGTTGGCAACGGAGGTGCCGGACTGGGTGCTGCGCAAAGTTGGATCAGCTGTTAACCTGCCTTGAACGAAAATTTTATTGAGCATTTTGTGTAAAAGCCTCCTTCAATTTGCAATAAAACGTGCTTTTTGATATTCCGTATTCGGCGCATATGTCAGAAACTTTCTCACCGCACCCCCGTCTCTTCACAAGCTCTGCTACATCTATATCTTTATAAAATGGATGATTTCTCTTGTCTGCAAATCTCTCTTTTGCTTTTTTAGAAAGGACTAACTTTGTTTTTTCGCTTCGCTTACTCCCGATGTGGTGAAATTTTGTGTGTGCTATAGAATCCATTAAGCACAAATTTTCAATTCGATTGTCGCTTTTATCTCCGTTTAGGTGGTGAACACAGCAATTATTGGGAACAGGAATCCTGGTTGCGTTCTCCCATACAACAATGTGCTCCATAACATATCCAGAAGAATCAGCCCTTGGGTGCTCTGGCATAAGTATTTGTACGTAGCCTTTTGCTGTGTGCCTACGGCCACCGTTCCAGTTCAAGGAATTTTCTCTCCTCCTTGCTTCTGACCTATTACGAAACTCGATCTCTTTTTTCTTTCTAAAGCCCATCTTATAAGCCTTTTTATATATGGCTTGTGCGCTTTTGGTCGGTATCAAACGTAAAAGTTCTGAATTTGAAACAGAATTATAGTTTTCTGTTAGAACTTTTACTTCCTCATGGCTCCAGGTTCTCACAAGCGACAACACCCAATTTGGCCCATGATGGTAATGTGATTGAGCACTATGTCTCCCTCCTGTATTCGATGTAAATTACGGTCTTATTCCCGTCCTTCCGCCGCCGCTGGCGGACGGTGTACCCAGCGTGGTAAAGCGCCAGGCACACCGCGTCCCGCTCGGCGGGGGTATTGATGTCAAGGGGTGTCCAGTCCATCAGGGGTCTCCTTCTCGTCTCCCTCTACAGGAACCCACCTCAGCACAAGCACCTTCTGTTGCTCGACCTGAACGCACTGCACAACAGGCTCGTCATCCCAAGGGCCCTCGTCCTGGCACTCCGTTGCGCCAACACTGTAACAGGTCTGGTAGAATTTTCCGTCCTTGTCCCGGAAAACAATTTCGTGATGGATGGACCAGCGGCTCTGGTCTACAATGTGGTTCTCAACAGATGCAAAAGGTAAATCCAACTCCCGGCGCAAATAGTCGCGGGGGAAATTTTTAGTCACCATGTTTACTCTCCTTTTTGTGTTGATGCAGGAACACATACCTGCTATTGGCCCCGGCGTTGCTTTCCCAAGTGCCAGATGCGGCACAGGGTCTTATCCAAGACGATCCCGCCGGGGAGATGGTACTTGTCGAAAAACTCCCGGTCCGACATGGTGTGGGCCTCCTGATGCAGCTCTGGAGAGAGCGGCAGCGCCTCCAGCCCTTCGTGGAGGATGTCGCTGCGGTCCCGGCCCATGCCAACCCGGTCCACATGGTGGAGCTGGGCGGGTTGTCCGGTTATGCAACACTTTTTGGATATTAGACAGGCGTAGATATAATCCTGCACATCGTCCACGAAGTTCAGCAGTGGAAAAGAACAGGGGATATCCCAATCCAGGATGAAGCGCACCAAAAATCGTTGAAAGGCGCACACCAGAGACATAGGGGCGTTGCTCAGGCTGAAAATCTTATCAGCAGTCTCGTTTAGGTCATCCAAGATAAATTTCAATTTCATCCACTCTTTTGTCGGGTCCGCCCCCATTCCGGTATAGTTGGATATCTCCCGGATCAGCGCGTAACAGGTTCTTCGCTGCTTATCTGACAGGGGGCGGCTATCTACCAGCTGCACCAGACATTCCCTATACTTCCGCTTGCACAAATTGTGAATATCGTCATAGGTGGCTCGAATCAAAAGCTCGCCACGCTTTTCGTCGTACCCCACAATCCGGCCCTTCGCAGTATCAACAGGTGATTTCACTTCGCCACCCACTTCTCCCTATAAAGGTTCAGATAGCCCATTTCAGCAATTGAATGGATAAACGTTCGAATGATGGACTCAGCGCTCCGGCACTCATTTGGGAAATAGGGCTCCACATAGACGTCTTCCCCGTCAGAGAGCAGGTAGCAAAACGCTCGGGCCTCCGGGACCAGATAGAAGTAGAAAGGGTGTTGGGGGCTGTCGAGGTATTTCCCATAAAAGTCACGGCCTCCCAGCCCCCCCTTTGCGGAAGTAAACTTCACATCGTAGATGATTCCGGCCCGCAGGGCGTCCAGGACTCCGTAGACCAGATATTCCTCGCCGTCCACCTCAATGGGCCGGGAAAGCTTTACCTGCACCTGAGCGCCCTGAATAAAGTCAGACACCTTCTTTATCCCGTTCTCCCACATGGGGGCGCTGTAGGGCAAGCCCGCGGCGTCCGCGTAAACGGCATTTTCAAAGTCAATTCCAGCCTGCATCGCCTCAGTCCGCTCCCCCGTTTCTCTGTGGAGCGTCCGCTCAAATTCCGCCCTGGCCACGTCCTCCTGCCCCTCCGCACAGTCAAACAGATAGGCCCATGCGGAAACCAGCGACTGGGTAATGAGAAAAGCCATCAGACCACCTCCTTCGGCTCTGGGGCCGGTGTGTACTTCCCAAGCACCCGGTCATAGAAAAGCCCCAGCTTTTTGGCGTTAGCATTCCACAGTATAGTCAGCTCCTTCCTGGAGGTCAGGCCATGATCAATCGCCTGAAAATCCGGAAGGGTCTTATTTGCGGTATCCACGTCAACCACTGCCCCAATCAGGGCCCTGCCCCGCTCCATTGCCGCCTCATATTTCTCACGCTGAGGGGCGAATTGCTCATTTTCCGCTGTGATATTAGTCCTTGCCTCTTCAAACAGTCGGGTCATAAAGCAATTAACGTCATCCTCACCAAGCTCTGGAATCTCACGCTTACCGGTGACGCCGTGGCAGCCCTTGGCGAAGTACTCCTGCTCTGGAGAGAAACAGATATATCGCCTGCCGTTGATAATCTGCACGTATCCACCAAAGTCGCAGGGGTTCCACACCGTGTTCCGTACGGAACCTTCGCAGAGCAGGCGTTGGGTAGCGCTCCCATCCTTGTCGCTCTGCTCCTGGGAGTGGAACACATAGATAACATTCTTGTTTTGGATGGTTTTAAGCTCCTCTGTAAATCGGTTAAACTCGTTCTTTACAAAGCCGAAGCCCTTCAGGGAGTTGAAGTCGCCTCCCTTGGTTTTGCATCCGGGCTGCGTGCGAAATGCCCAGTCCTTCAGAAAGGTCACAAAGCTGCCGCCGGTGTCAATGACAATGGTCTCATACTCCGCCATTTCCTTAGAGCGGATATCAGCCAAAACCTCCTCGTAGGTATCACACATAATGGTGGGCGTCCTGTGATTGGCCCTGACCCGGGACACGCCTCGATCAAAATCAATGAGAATCGGGTTTGGGGCAGACAGGGCAAGGGTGGTCTTTCCAACGCCTGGGGAACCGTAGATAATGGAGGAAAACCTCTGATTGGAAAAATCCATAGACGCAGGCTGAACAATCATAGCAGTCAATCCTTTCTGTCCCAAATAGGGACAACTACTTTTTTACAGATGCCTTACAGGGATGTTGCTCAAATCCGCAGCAGCAGCGGGTTCCCTATCCTGGCTGAACATCCGGGTCTCACAAGAGGCGTCATCCCCTCCTTGTTCTGCCCCGCACTCTGGGCATAGATCCCCCTCGTCGTATTGGTAGAGCTCCGCCTGACAGACGGCGCAGTATCCACGCGGCTCATCCTGCTGCACGTCCCCCCAAGAGCTGAACATCACGCCGGACCACTTGCAATTCAGCTGAAGCTGTGGTATTCTAGCTATGTATTTCATTGTGATACGCCCTTTCCCGCCGCCTGTCCGGTTTTGCTCGCCGGATAGGCGGCTATCTTTATTCCGCTGAAGACACAACGGGGACGCCCGCGGCATCCAGGCACAGGCGCACCATCCGCCCGTCCAGGTACGCCGCCAGCAGGGTCTCCCCCGCGCTGCACAGCTTCACCTGCTCCCCGCATAGCAGCTCCGCCGCAAAGTGGGTCAGTTTTACCCAGGTGTTCACTCGCATCCTGATTCCTCCTCTAAAAAAGTCTGTAATTCAATGATTCATCTAGCATAGACCACCGAAAATTTTTATCATCCGCTGATAGAAATCCATCATCTTCCGCTTGAAATCGCCGCTCAAAATCGTGAACCGTATGTCCATCTGAGTGAAATGATACAGGACTATCGCTGTCCCACTTGAGCATCAGCGTCCAGTATTCCGGATAATTCCGGCGTAGAAGCCGTAGCTGATTAACACTTTGATTGTGGCAAAACCAGCAACCGCCACGAGTAACTGTGGTATAAATTGGAGACAACAAGCCGTTCTCCTTGCACCATTCTTGACACATCGATTCTGTCCATCCGGCCTCAACAAGTGGGCTTTTTTTGGTATCTGATAGATTGTGAAAGCGGTTCGGTTCGTCTGCGGCAATACCAACATAAACAATTCCGCTACGCTCAACTTTGTCAAGTGGTGGCATTTTTACATCACTGTTGCAATACGGCCCTTTCGGAAACGGCCACCCATATATTTCTCCAGAGCGCTTATCTCCGCCAAGAATCCTATAAAATGCTTGCTCATAGGTCAAATGGCCTCGAATGCGCTCCACCTCGATCCCACACCAATCCTTGATAATGGAGTCCGCCTTTGCCTTAAACTCAACCATTGGCGGTAGGTCTGCTGGTATGGTATCTGTAGCCCACACCTCAGAATGTACAATGCGGTCCAGCGGCCAGCCCAATTCCTCTATGGCACCCAGGCAGGCCAGGCTATCCTTTCCGTAGGACAGGCTTAACACATATTCGCATACTTTTCCTGTTTTACCCAATTTTATTTACCATATTTTCGCGCCGCCTCCAGCACGGCGTTGGCGTACCAGCGTTTTCCTGTGTCGTGTCCGTCGTGATAGCTTTGCAGGGCGGCGGGAAGGTCCCCACCATACCGCTCCAGCTGCTCCCCTAAGTAGGCCATCCCGGCGCGGATGTTCTCCGCGGGGCTCAATCCGCTGGGGAAATATACCGGAGAGATTTGGGTCAGGCCATAGCAGCCGGACGTTGAGTTCACTGCCATTGGGTCAAAATTGCTCTCCACCTCAATGAGGCCCAGGGCTACCGCGTAGGGGATGCCGTATGTATCGCAGGCGTCATAGAGCGCCCCTTGCAGCTCCGGACTCAGGGGGACATCTGGGCGGTACGCCGATTCCCCAGGCGCGGCCGCCATGGGCGCAACATGGTTTGCGGACAAATAGCGATGCCGGACCAATTCCAGCTCCGGCGCCGCCGCCTGGAGCCCCGCCGCCGTGAGGGCTTGGGCCCCGGGCGCTTGCGCCCGTCCGCCCGGCGCCGGCAAAAGGCACAGCCCCGCCAGAAGCGCCCCCGTAATCGCCGTCACTCTTCCTTGGTACTTACTCCGCTGCATTGGAATTCCTCCTTTGTATTTCGTTTGAGTTCAAGGCGTTCCACCGCCTCCTCCAGCAGGGAGCGCATCAGGGGCAGGTCAAAGGCCCTCGCGCCCCGTTGGATGCCCTACATCCGACGGGGCATTCTTTTTGCTTACAGGAGATTTGGGAGTCTGTCCTTTTCTCGGGCGGAAAAATTGTAGGCCTGTAAAATTTGGACGGCGTACTTCCTGGGGCCGCTTGTCCGGTCTGCCTGGGCGTCCCGCACGATGTCGTTTGGCCGCTTCTTGTTCAGCTTCGCAATAAGGATATCCTCTTTGGCCTTGCCCTTATAGGTCCGCATGAACAGCCCAAGGCCCTTTAAAATCGCCGCTTGGCTTCCGGATGGGTCACCATCCCAGGCCTGCTTGATGACACGAATATAAGAGGAATACATCTCATTATCCGCGAACGCGTTGAACTCTGACCATAATGTACTGACTGCGACAACGGAGTTTTTTGCCTTGCTTCCCGTCCATGAGATTTCCAATCCGTTTTCCTCTGTGAGCCGTTGAAAATCAATAGATGCTTGGTCTCCGTAATTGCCGTTGACCCTGATCTGGTCCGCCAGATTTATCCGGCTGGTCGTACCGCGCTGCCGGATAAACATTTTTGCGGCGTCCAGCTTTGTCATGCCGTTATAGACCCTGCATTTTACACACAGGTCCCGGCCCCCGTTCCTAGCCTTCAAGACCTTCATCGTCATCTGCCCATCGAAGCAGTAATATTTCCCGTCGATAAACGCAACCGAAACAGGCTGCACAAGGTTTTCGTCAAAGGTCCTCATGATGGTATTAAATTGTGCGCGGCGGCGGTTAACGTCCCGCTGGCCCAGCTCGTCGATGTAGATGTCCTTTGTGTTAATATCCAAAAGGACATAATCAATCTTAGGTGCCACGTCTGCTTCCTCCCCGTTTGATACTTTCAATATGCAGGAAATAGCGCTTGATGATCTCCTGCGCTTTCTTTAGGACAGCCTCTGCCGTTTCCCGTCCATCCTCGGTCTTGAGGATATCCATATGGGCCAGGACCATGTGCTGTCGGAGCGCAAACTCAAACGTTTTTACCGCCGCGGTGAGGTCACCCCGAAAATCCTCGATGTTATAAGCGGGGCGGTCTTCCTCCTGCACCTCATCCTGTTCCTCATACGCTGGAGACGCGCAGTGAATAATCGCTTTCGCTGTGTCGGTGTCCCCATGCTTGATTGCCTCTACTACCTCCGCGCGGCGCTCTTCCGGGATATTGCGGATTTCGGAAATCAAGTTCTTGGGGGCCTTCACTTCGCCGGAAAGGACGGATTCCCGGATGCCAGGGGAAGCAACTTCGGCTGCGTCGAGACCACTAGAAAATTCGGTTGAGCGTTGTACATGTCCTTCGCTGGTTCCAGTTTCAATTGCAATGCGTTTACGAGTGGGTAGCGAATCAACTTGACCATTTTGGTCAAGTTGTTTTTTTGCATTTTGGTTCCCTGCGGGGGCACCTTCGGTCATTCGTTCCGCTTCATATTGCTTTCCAATCAGATATGCTTTTTGCCTATCGGTAAGATTCCTCCGCCCCAACTGGTTCCTACACATCCAGGCAATCGCCGCCCATTTGTCAGGGAAATCCATCTGCTTTACCTTGTACTTAATTTCTGGGTGAGCTTGGATGATCTTCCAACGGTGGTGTCCGTCAACAATCGTTTCGTTCCAGACAACAATCGGCTCTCGGACTTCTCCATCAGAAAGGATGTTCTCCTCCAATTTGGAAAATTCCTCCGCAGACGGAGCTGGTATCTTGTCCCGGAATTCCGGGTCAATTATAAAGTGGTCCATTTCTCCTCCTTGCTTCTGCCCACTGTCTGAGGTATAATCAAGACAGTGGGGCTGATTTTGGCTGGTTGGGTCCTGCTTCCCCGTCCCTGTGTTAGCAGGGATGGGGCTATTTTTGCGCTCTAATGATGTCCAGGAAGACCTCATCAGGTCAATCGAACACCCGGCCCAGCCGTACGAGCTGCCCAAGAGAGAACATATCTGGTCTTCGTTTGTACTTCCGGAGCGTAGATTCTCCCATGCCCAGCGTGGCGGCAATTTCCGGCTCATGTAATTGCAGACGGGCCTTTCCAACGCGATAGTGCTCGTTGAATCGCTCCGCCCGCCGCTGGGCGTCTGTCTTTTTTGAGCGTGGCATTATGTCACTCCCCTCTGCCCTTGCTGGTATGCACTTACCGGCAAGGGCGCTTTTTGTTGTTTTGTGGTTGTCCTCCTGCTATAATCCAAGTACAGGCTCTGCCAAGCCGAGTATTCGGAGAGAGGAGGGAAGGCAAGTGCTCCAATTTGTTTTGTATTGCGACCTATCCACAATGAAGTGCACCGCACAGGACATTAACGAGGAGTTGTCCAAGTTCGCAGATTCATATGTACAGGCCACCAATAGCTTGTGGTTCTTTAGGTACCCAGATGGATTTGACGGGAATCCTTTGACAAAAGAAGAACATCTCTTTTACGACCACTTTGAGAAGTTCACCGGCGAAGAAGGCATCATTTTCATTGGGATTCTAAAGAACCATTACTTCTACAATCTGCCTGATTCAGCGCACCAATTCCTTTGCCGTGAATAATCAGGTCCTCGTAGAGGTCCGTCAATACCCTGACAGCCTGAAGGTCATCATTGCTCAGGCTGTCTCTTTTTGTCATCAGGCCGATCACGTTCTTGACCTCTGCTGCATGGTTTTCAAAGAAACAGCGATGTACGCTGACCATTCGATTCGGTTTCGCCATCGTCTCTCACCTCTTTTCTCTCCGGCGTCTGCCTTTCCAGATGCCGGGAGTTTTCTTTTACTTCGTAGTCCCTGCAGGGCCGGTACAGGACCCCGCGCTGGCGCTCATGCAGGATGCAGTAACCAAAGCTGAGCGGGGTCATGGTCTTGTAGACCTCCCCCGGTACGGGGTCCTCCCGCCAGCACTGGCGGTACTGCGTACAGTTGATGCAGACCCGCTCCTTGGAGCTGATGGTGATCTGCTGGGTTGCCGTCATTGCCATGTTGGTTCCTCCTTTATAGTGCTCTATTCGAGCACTATTCTCGCCTTTATTATAGTGCTCTATTAGCGCACTGTCAAGAACTATTTTTATGGTGTACAATATGAACACTAAAAGGAGGGGGTTTGCTATGACATTCGGGGAGCGGCTCAACCAGGCCCGCAAAGAACACGGCAAAACGGCCCAGGGAATGGCTGAAATACTCGGGATAGGTCTTCGGTCGTATAGGGCCTATGAAAGCGGAGATAGGGAGCCATACTTTTCAACCCTAATTAAGATTGCTGACTATCTGGACGTGTCTACTGACTATCTTCTTTGCCGGGATGAATTTCTCGCAAAACACGCTGATTGATGCCGAGCAAATCTTCCAGCTTGTCCCACATCCAAATGGCCCCCAGGCGTTCGCCGCTCTCTATCGCCTTGTAATAGCGTTCATGTACCCCCAGCTTGTCCGCCATTTCCTGCTGCGTCAGCTTCGCCGCCTTGCGGGCGGCTTTCAGGTTTTCTCGCATGGGCAGACCCTCCTTGCCAGTAAAACTGACCTCATTGTGAAAGGAGCAACCAATGGACTATTCAGAAGTTCGTGTCATTCAAGAACTTACAGACTGGAAAGAGGCGAACAACTACTTATCCCATGGGTGGACGCTCATCCATATCTATCACTCCGCCTATGATACTCAGACACCAGGCAGCAACCATCAAACTCCGCATTATGTTCTTGCGTGGGCCGAAGGTGAGCCAGTCTATCCAAAGCCTGTCCCTTTTAAATACGATCCCGGATATTTGGAGGGAAGCCTATAGTATCCTCACCAGGCACCAGCAAATATCCGGTCCCTGAAACGCTGCGTTTACAATCACCCATTGCTCAGATTGGATCATTTTTGCAACTTCATGTGCGTCTTTACTCTCGAAAACCTCTTTCGTGGCGTGAAAAATATCTGCTTTCGTCAAAGCGTCTCCTCCTTTCCGCTTGATGCCTTCCCCGTCCCTGTGTCAGCAGGAGTGGGGATTTTTCATTCTTTCCGCCTAATGCGTTCCGCCGCCCACTCCTCCAGCAGGACCTTATACACAAACGTACGCGGTGCTTCCCCGTCCTTCTCCGGCGGAATCACATTCCCGAACGGGAACTCGTGCGCCCGAATGCCGCGTACCAGCATCTGCGACGAAATCCTCATGCCACGCGCACGGAGCCATTCTGTCGCCTCCGCCGCGGTCATTGTCTCAATGGTGTCCATTGCTTTTCCTCCTTTTATTGTTTTCACGTGCTGGTATCGGCCAGCAGCTCGTCCACGGTAACGCCAAAATAGTCCGCCACACGCTTGACACGTTCAATGGCTGCTGGGGGCTTTTCCCCCCAAGCGTAGATGCTCTTTTCGCCGAAACCGCACGATCTCCCGACCTCTTGAAGGGAAACGCCGCGCTCCTTGCACAGCGCCTTGATTTTTTCCAACAAATTACCACCTCCTTATACTGAATCGCTATCCAGGTCGGAAAGCAACTCGTCCACCGTACAGCCATACAGCTTCGCCAGCTGCTTTAGCCGTGCCGCCTCCGGCAGATAAGACCCGGCCTCCCAGTTGTAGACGTTTTGGGCGGAAACCCCAACGGCCCGCCCAGCCTCTGCCGCCGTAAGTCCGGCCCGCTTTCGAGCCTCTTTCAGTCCCATGTTTCACCTCCAGAAATAATAAGTTGAGCTTGACATTGCAACAGAAACCATTTAATATAGGAAGTGCCAACAAACCTAATATTTTTTCAAAAGCCCGCAAAATTGGGGGCCTGGGTTTTTGTTGCCCTCAAGTCAAGCATGAGATTATTATATTCTGTGTTTTTGCAGAAGTCAAGTCTAATTCTGCACTTTCACAGAATATTGTCGTATTAACTAAATAAACACTATTTCTGCTGTTAAAAATAAACAACCCCGCCATTGGCGGGGTCAGAAAGGGAGAAATAAATATGCTGATCGACAAAATATCATTCAATTTATTGGAGTCGCTTTACAAACATGACTTGAGTGAATCGGAAGTCGATGCGCTGGCTGGGGAACGCCCCAACGAAACAATAAATCTCTTAAGAAAAGAGAACTTAATATCGTCCCATGCTTCCGGCGGCATTCCCGATGGTGAGGGCGGCTTTCTTAATGGAACTGTTAAGGTGACTTATCACATACGCCCAGAGGGACGGGCGGTTGTAGAACAGGCCCAAAAAGAGGGCGTAGATAAATGGCTTGACAGAATCAGCAATCTAATCCCTTAAAACGCTCTGTGTAGTACCACTCTCTCCATTCTTCCTCTGTCTTTTTCATGCCATAGACCCAATGACAGCGGGATGTATTGGGCTCTCCGATTTCTGATTCAATACCGCGCATAATAGGCATAACGAGATCATACTTTGTAACTTTTTTTGCGTATTTTTTCGGAAACAGCTTTGACAGAACAGACATAATAAACGGATGGGAAATTCTTTCAAGGCCGTATCTATCGTGATTTGGCAAATCGTCAAACCCTTCCGGTTTTGGACAAACAATCTCGTCCCAATGGTAATTATTAAATCGGCAGTATGCAAGACCGAGACGGTCTACTTTGCTTAAAGAACTTTCGTCCACATCGTACAGCGGATTATACAGTTCGTTCCCTTGACTGTCTACAATGGTCATGCCATCGTGCTTTTTGCTGTACTCTCTGTATTCCATGTATTCATCAGGCATCATAATTTTTCCTCCTTTGTTGGTATAGGTATATTATATTCTGCACTTCCGCAGAAATCAAGAGGTGATTCTGCATGACCACATCAGACAGGATTGAATTTTTGAGAGAAAAGCGTGGCGTATCATTAACCCATCTTAATAATGCAATTGGGGCTTATCGTGGAAAACTGACAGAGGTCCGAAAGGGAAAGGCGTCTTTGAGCAATACAGAGATATTCATTCTTGCTCAGGAACTTTCGACCTCCACCGACTACCTCCTCGGCAACACCGATGACCCGGCCCCGGCAGGGCAAAAGGAAAGCCCCCCGCAAAGCGGGGAGCCGGAGAGGGATAGAAAAATAAAGCGTCTCACGACTGAAAACGCGGCCCTCCTTGACAGTTATCTTGACTTTCTACTAGAACGTCAAGATAACGATCAGCCTTAACCTTATTTTCACCTGTAAGACGTTCGTATTTTTCTAGTATGTTTGTTGGCTTTCCGAAGCTATCCACACGTTCAAATAGCCGGTGCAGAAAGTCTATGTATTCCTCACGTTCCTGTTCTTCCATGTGTTCTGCTTGTTTCAGCAGCTTTTCCCTCACATCCATTGAATTCATCCCCCGAATACAAAGAATATCATGCTGTAGGGCCCTACAGCATGAGCGCTATATATAGCGCTCGACGAAATTATATAGTTATACGGGCGCGTGATTTGTCAAAATTAAGGAAAGTCAAAATTTTTTGTGGTCCACCCGCTGGATAGCGGTAAATATAGAAGGGAGGAAAAATTATGATTTGTCCAGAGTGTGGCGGAGAAAACGTCACTATATCAATGGAAGAAATCGGAAGTAAAACCAAAAAGACTGGTGTTGGGCTGGGAGGCCACGCAAACAACACCGCGCGAGCCCTCACGGCAATGTGTACGTTCGGAATGTCTAACCTAGTGTGGAAGAAATCAAAAGGAGAGGCAAAAACAAAAACAGTCATGCAAAAAGTTTGCCTGTGCCAAAACTGCGGCCACAGTTGGGTCTTAGCCAAAAGATAACCACCGCCCCGGTATCCATACCGGGGCGGAACTATAGGAGGCGGTTATGTGCAATGCCGGAAGTGTAGAGCTGATATCCCAGGCGATGGGAAATTCTGCCCCTACTGTGGTATACGTCAAGACCGAGAGCCACGCAAGGCTCTAAAGAGAGCAAACGGGGCAGGAACCGTATATAAGCTCCAGGGCCGCAGGAGACGCCCGTGGGCGGCGGCCAAGAACAGGACTATTATCGGATGCTACGAGACCAAAACCGCCGCCCTGGAGGCCTTAAATCGCCTTACGGGCCGTTCTCTGGATGAGCGGTATAATATGACCTTTACGGATGTGTTCGAGGCATGGAAAACAGAACATTATAAAGAAATTGGGCCGAATGGTATTGCATCTTACAATCGGGCCTATGATGTATTTGAGCCGCTTCACAAAAAGAAGTTCCGGGACCTGCGGACAGCGGACTTCCAAGCAGTCCTTGACCCTTACATGAAGCAGTCTCACTCCACCCTTTCCAAGCACAAGCAGCTTATCACGCAAATGTCCTGCTGGGCTGTGCGGGAAGAACTGCTGGCCACCAATTTTGCTAAATTTGTCCGTTTGCCTGAGAATATTAAAAAGGAAAAAGAAATCTTCTCCGATACCGACATTGAAAAGCTGGAGGCCGACGGCAGTGAAACAGCAAAGATCATCCTCATGCTGATCTACACCGGGATGCGCATTGGGGAGCTGTTTTTTCTTCCACTAAAGGACTACCACGAAACCTATGTTGTTGGTGGGGAAAAGACAGAAGCAGGAAGAAACCGAGTGATCCCGATTCGCCCGGAGGGGCGTGGATATTTTGCCTACTTCGCCGCCCAAGCAGACGGGCCGCTGCTGTTATCAGGATACACAGGCCAGTGTGTGCCGAACAATTTCCGCAAACGGGACTACTACCCCCTGCTGGATAAGCTGGGCATAGAGCGGAAGACCCCTCACGCCACCCGGCACACATACGCCAGCCGGGCGCGAAAGGTGGGGATGCCGCCAGAAATCCTCCAAAAGATTTTGGGACACGCGGACTACAGCACAACGGCAAACATCTACGTACATACGGACGTAGATGAACTTGTAAGGGCTGTGGAGAGAGACTGATTTGTTTGTAATTTGTTAGTAACCAAATCAATACATACCGTTATATGCTTGATTTTAGTTTCATAAAACCGTTGAAAATGCTGGTATATATGGGTATGATTCAATACAAGTTCTTTCTATTTTTGCTTCACACGCAGGAGGTCACTGGTTCGAGTCCAGTAGTCTCCACCATAGGAACTCCTAGAGCCGCAACGGCTCTAGGAGTTTTCTTTTTTATGGTCTTAACCGATTTGTTAGTAACGTGTAAGTAACCGTTACTTTTCCTCTTTTTCTTTTATCCGGCCATGCAGTTCTTTGTTCTCAGGAAAAATATACGTCCTGTCTCGGCTGGCCAGGTCATATTCTGCTTCGCAGGAGAGCCCACTAACGATCAGTTGGTTGCTGATATCTGCCAGCCGTGTGTAAACGCTGTTTTCTCACTCGACACAGGAAAATATATTTGGAGATGAAAAGAGGGAGCTTACGCCCCCTCTTTTCAAATCTTACGCAGCTTTCTCATGACGCCGTCATAGGCTCTTGGATTCACCACCCGGAGAGTATCCATGAGCTCATCCATGACCATCCACGCTTTAGAGGGCGGTCTCCCCGCCACGGCGCGGAGAAAGTCGCTGTCGCCGTACTGGTCCAAGGCGTCCTCTGCTCCTGCGGCAGCTTCAGCGTAAGCCGCAATCTGCGGCTGGGCGGCGGAAAGCCCCAGCATCTCATTGCGGCAGGTGTAAAGCGCGGCCAGCAAGGTATACCGC